TTAGGCCTGGTCCTCTTTTTTGCTGCCCAACTGGAGATCTTTACACTCTTTCGCAATGCGCACTATCACATCGTACAATACTGGCCAGTACGACTTGGGCAGTTGCGCTAAAGCAGTAATCAGCCCGCGTTCGAAATCCGTTGTCGCGCCGGACAGCAGGTCCGCCGTATATTGCGCTACAGTATCGTCTGGATCGAGTGATACATACATGTCGCCCTCACCGGTATCGAGCCAAATTTTGTTAACGTGATAGATATTACATATACTGCATTTAGCGACATCTGTTAAAGGTTTCACACCGGACTCGTACCGACTGTATGTATTCGGCGCGAGCCCGACACTTTCTGCAAATGCTGCTTGTGTCACGGCTTGATCCAGACGTAACTGCCTAAGCCTAGCCGGGATACCCGGGGCCGGTTCCCGGCTCAATTTTTTTGGGCCGCTCATCTCATCACCTCCTGACATTATTATAGCATACGCAGCCCGCCGCGTCAAGAAAAAACTTGCCAAGAGGACAATTTTTTTCTTGACAATCTTGCCGAGGGGATATATAATAGTCCCAGAGGCAAGATGTTGCCCGGCAACACCGGGGCACTGCCAAAAATCTGAAAGGAGAAAAACAATTATGAACATCGAAACGCTAGAATTGATCCACAAGCTCTTGACGGAGCACAAGGACAATGCCAGCCGCTGCTGCGACCGCGCCCGCGGAAAGAGGAATTCCACCCCAGACGACGATCAGAACTACGAACGCTACGACATGAAACTCCGTGAGGCGGACAAAGCGAAGTTTGCCGCGCAGGATGCAGAATCTTGTGGAGATCCGATAGCCGTTGCTGAGATATACCAGCACGACGCGGAGGCTCTTCGGGCGGCAAGAGCCGTGCTGGAGGGGCTGGAGCATCACAGGGCCAAGGCGGCAGACGTTGCGAGGGCCATTCGCATCTGCCGCGGCGAGATTCTCTCGGATGACTGCGGAGAATGCCCATACTACGAGGATTGCCGAGATGGTACCCACAAGCTTGATTTAGATATCGAGAGCCTCCTGGTAGAGGTGTGTCTGCAAGGGGGTGACTGCGATGAGAGTACTTGTCGCATGCGAAGAAAGCCAAACCGTCTGCAAGTCGTTCCGCTCGCTCGGGCACGAGGCCTACAGCTGCGACATCCAACCGTGCTCAGGCGGACACCCTGAGTGGCATCTACAGGTGGATGCCTTGGAGATGCTTAAGATGCGGTGGGATATGATCATAGCTTTTCCACCCGGGACGGATCTGTAATCCCGCCCAGGATCCGCCTGGAGCTTTCCAACGGGCTGGTGGTGGAGCGGTCCGGCAAAAACTCCGCCTTGAAAGTGGCGGACCCCACCGGCCAAAGAGCTGGGCAGCAGCTGCCCATATGCCAACGAGATGAACTGCACCCGTGCGGCGCTGACCGATTTGATAGTCGCCCTTCAGCGGCAGGACAAAAAGGCGCAATTGTGGGACGCGATTTTTCCCGCGATTCTGCAGTGTGCCAGCGGTGACAGTGGACTGCACATAAATCAACTATACGAGGTGTATATGCGCGGTACAAAATATACGGACGATCTTGTTTGCAGTATGTCGAAACTGTTAATTCGCGCTGCAGAATCCAATGTATATTCGCACGATACAGCCTTGGTTCGTGAGCTTATTAAAATATTGGTGGCTGAGGTATTCGAGAACCGCGAAAACCGCGAGGAGGAAGAATAATGGATAGAGATATCACAACTCAACTGGACCAAATTAAGTCCCTGTGCAGCGGCCTGCCTGAATGGGCGCTGAACTACATCATGAAATACTCGCAAGCCTTGATCGCAAAAGCGCGTGCTGAACAGAAAGCCCGTGAATACGCGCAATTTTTGACCGCAAAAACGCGTGCCGAACAGAAAGCCCGTGAATACGATGAAGCTTAATCCGGCGGCGCTGTATCAGGCCATGCAATCCAAAGGCCTGACGCAGAAGCAGCTTGCTAAGCTGACGGGGCTGTCCCAGCCGGGCATATCCCAGTACCTGGCCGGGACCTGCTCCCCCGGGGCGTCCGCGCTGGATAGACTGGCTACAGCACTGGGCATACCGGTCAGCGCCCTGTGCGAGGTCCCTGCGAAAGATCAGACTGTACGCCACCTATCTGTGCAGGATGCCGCCCGCTGCCTAGGCGTATCGCCCACATTTGTACGACGGGGACTGCAAACAGACCGACTGGATATCGGTTGTGCGGTCCGGATCAAAATGCGGTGGAGATATTTTATATCGCCGGATAAGCTCCGCGCAATGGCCGGAGACAAAAACTTTGAGAATTACATTCGGGAGGCAAATAAAAATGGATGACCTTATGAAACTAACTGCTAAATACGTCGGCGGAGAAGTGTACTACGATCTGCACGGCAGTGTCCATTTCGTAATGAGGCTTATGGAGGACATGATCCCTAACCTGCTGCAGAAAGTTGCTGCCGTAGCCGACCGGGAGACTGAAGAGCAAGTGCGTGATGAGATTTGCCGGAGGCTGCTGAAAATCGCAGATGCATGCGGCATGCAGGATGCAATGGCGCAAGTTGTGGGAGAGTGGATCGCGGACTACATTCTTGGAGGTGAAAAATAATGACTAAAGAACTGATCTTGTATTACGCTTATAACGGCTCAATTGAGCGACACGCCGCGAAGAACCACGACACAATTAGCAGTCTGGCCCGACGGTGGCATGTGGACCCAGACACGCTAAAGCATGCCATGTCCGGAAAGCCGGTCTGCGCGCGAACTGCCCGGAAAATCCAGGCACTGGTGTTGGCCGAAAACCCATGCGATACAAACATTTTTTATCCGCGGGCCAGATCGAGGGTGGAGAACAAGGAATAAAGCATTACTCAGCAGTAAGAAAATGGATTACTGCACTCCACAATGGCTGTTCGACGCGCTGAATGAGCAGCTTAATTTTGGTCTGGATGCCGCTGCAGCTACGATCAACGCCAAATGCGAAAAGTATTTCACCGAAAACGATAATGCGCTAACGCAAGATTGGGGTGGACATGGCGCAGTATTCTGCAACCCACCATATGGGCGGCAAACGGGCGCATTCGTGGAAAAGGCGTACCGGGAGAGCTTAAAAGGAACGACAGTGGTATTGCTGATTCCAGCGCGTACCGATACACGGTATTTTCATGACTTCATACTCGAGAAAGCGGAAATTCAATTTATCCGTGGACGATTGAAGTTTACGGACTCTGACGGCACAGTTTACCCGTCCGCGCCCTTCCCGTCTATGATCGTGGTGTTCCACGGAGCAAAAACACAAGACTCAAATGAAGGAGGAAATCAAAATTGACAAAAAACTACCAAATTTTAAGGGGACTTTACGAACGCATTGAAAGCGTGTGGGTGAAAGATCCGATCTCCAGCAGCGTGCCAGTATCCGTCACCCGGCAGGAACAAGTAGCCCTGTGGTATGTGCTGCATCACACAAATCTGAGCCGCAAAATCAGTCGCGCAGAGCTTATCAATCAAATTTTGGTAAGCTGCTTGCTAGGTGTCGCTATCGCTGCATGTATCATCATCGCGGTGAGGTGATATCATATGGCAAAAACTGTAAAGTCCGAAACCAGTATTCCTGATTCCTTGCACAACTACTGGAGAAAAGGATATAAAGGCCCGAACAACGAATGGACATGCTTTGGCGATTTTTACTACTGGGCATTGGACCACGGCTATGGCGTCGGTAGTTGGATCGTTACAAAAGATAAGCGCAAACCTATCGGACCGGACAACTGTGTCATAAAAAATCAGTATGTGCAAAAGGACCTCTTGGAGTCAATTATTAATTATGACAAGGCCTGTGCAAAATTGTGGAAAGCTCTGGGCTTAGACGATCCGCGCGAAGCGGACCGGGCGATCTGAGGAGGTACCCAAGACGGGATTTTACTGCGAAGTCTGCCAGTGCGCAAAATGCATATATGGCTGCGGGGGCTGTGCATCGTCGCCCTACAAAAATCGACCGCGCGGCGTGCGGGGCTGCCAATTCCGGAAATGCGGATGCAGTGATTTTGCGGATAAGGATAATTTTGCAGAATTAACTGTTATAACTGAGGACCGTGTTCCTCGCACGGTAACATTCGACAAGCAGCAATTACTGAATTTTTTAGAGGCACTGTTTAATGAGCGGGAGGAGTAACTATGAGCACTTACTCATTTATTATAATTCTTGTATTTCTCCTGATTAACAGCTTTGGGGATAGCAATGATGATAATTAACGGAAAGGAGGTGACCGCGATGCACTACCGTATCTGCCCAGACTGTGGCGCACACCTGGATCCGGGCGAAATTTGCGACTGCCTGGCCGAAGAAAATGCCGCTGGCGGAGCTGCAACTCCGTCAACGGCTGAGTAAAAAATCCCAAAAACATTATACCACAAAAGGAGGAAAAGTCAATGGATATCACCATCAAAGTTCAGCTTGCGCCGGAAACCATCAACGCGATCAAGCACCTATTGGAAAGCCTGCTGGCCCCGGCTGTGCCAGTGCAGTGCTGCGGTGGCGTACTGGTGGAATCCGACACAGAAACTACCCCTGCCGCCCCGGCTACCCCGGCTACCCCTGCTGCACCTGCCACACCTGCTGCACCTGCCACACCTGCCGCCCCTGCTGCACCTGCTGCACCTGCTGCATCTGCCGCACCTGCTGCACCTGCTGCACCTGCTGCACCTGCTGCATCTGCCGCACCTGCGTCCGTACCTCTGGCAGCGCCACCCAAATTCACATTTGACCAACTAGCGCAGGCAGGCGCAAGCCTATGCCAGACCCCCGAAGGGCAGAAGAAGGCGCAAGACGTACTTAAGCAGTTCAACATTCAATCGCTTAAGGACTTGCTGGAACAGCGTTACGGCGAATTCGCCCTGGCGCTGCGGCAAGCGGGGGCGGCGCTATGACGCTGTACCACGACTGCAGGCCCGTCGAGCCACAGTGCCTGTGCAACAGCTGTGTGTACGATAAGTACAGCAGTGATAAAGACACAAAGTGGTGCTGCACTCGTTGTATCGGGAAATGTCCGGTACTGGAGTGCGAAAAATATAAGCCAGAAAGGAAGAATAATGGTGAGTGAAGAAAAACGTGCTCATGCGCTGTTGTCAGCGTCGTCCGCACACATTTGGCTACACTGTCCGCCCTCCGCCCGAATGGCGGAGAACATGCCGCAGGTGGACACGCCGTGGGCCGCAGAAGGCACACTTGCGCACGAACTTGCAGAATGCAAAGCCCGAAAAAAGTTCTGTCCGCGACCTGGGGATGACTATGCCGAAAAAATTCGGGAGATCCACGCCGATCCGGCGTATGCCCCGGAGATGGAAAGCTGCACGGATCTGTACGTCCAAGCGATCGATGAGGAGTGCATGCGCTACTCCAGCAGGCCGCTAGTGGTGCTGGAGACCCGCGTGAACTACTGCGGCACTGTGCCGGAAGGATTTGGCACAGCTGACTGCATCATTATCGGCGGAGACACGCTGACTATCATTGACTACAAGCACGGCAAAGGTGTGCCGATATCGGCGATGGACAACCCCCAATTAAAGCTATACGCCATCGGTGCACTCAACCAGTTCAACGCATTTTACGGAGATGCTATTAAGCATATCCGACTAAGAATCGTGCAGCCACGGGTGAGTGACGAATTGAATGATTTTGAACTCACGGTACAAGATCTAATGCAATGGGGCAATTCCGTTGTCGCGCCCGTGGCCAATTTGGCTTACAACGGCGGCGGGGAATGCAACCGTGGCGACTGGTGCCGCTTTTGCAAGGCGAGAGCCATCTGCCGCCAAACGGCGAATAATTATTTAGCGTTGGACGCATTTAGAGCATTTTGCCAAAACGAGATCAATGCACTATCTGATGATGAGATCGGCGATATCCTCACGCGGGCAGCAGGGCTGCAAGCGTGGGTAGCAGCCGTGGAGGCGTACGCGCTGCAAGCATGCCTTGCAGGCAAGCACATCCCCGGGCACAAAGTTGTCGCAGGCCGGGCCGTCCGGACGTGGACGGACCAAGATGCCGCATTTACAGCGCTGCAGGCTGCCGGGGTAGATCAAGCGCTGCTGTACGATCGCAAGCCGTGCGCGCTGACGGAGCTGGAAAAACGCCTGGGCAAGGCAAAATTTAAGGAGTTAGCGGGCCAGTATGTGCACAAGCCCGCTGGAAAACCGATTTTGGCCCCGGCAGACGATCCACGGCCTGAGCTGATGGGCGTATCGGTGCTGTTTGGTGATATGAATGGGTAAGCCAAAACTTAGGGTCTGTGCCGAAGAACTTTTCATGCGGGCTTACATAAAAGTGCACGCAGAAGGTTCAGTTCCTGAAACAGACATAATTCTCAGAAACGGTAAATGCACAATACTACTACACCGTGTCGAATTGCAGCAACTTACCAAAACACAGGCGCGTAAAATCGCTAAATTCGGGTGGAAAAACCCAGATAATAATGCAAACATGACAATGCTAATTGGTGAAGTGCAAGCCCAATTAGCAGAGATTGATGCAATACTAGCGAAATACGACGCGCCGCTAAAAACCACACAGAAACATCTACTAAATATTTACGACGCGTTCACTGAAGAATACAACAAAATGAAAAAAACTAAAGGAGACTAAACAATGAACGCTAATACAATTACAATCGGGGAAGTGCGCTTCTCTTACTGCAATTTATTCCAGCCCCGCGCCAATCAGCAAGGGCAGGAGCCAAAATACTCCGTGACGATTTTGGTGCCAAAGTCCAACGCCGCCGCCAAAGCTGCCATTGATGCCGCTATCCAGGCCGCCATTGATGCCGGGGTATCCAAATGCTGGAATGGTGTCCGCCCGCCGCAACCGTCTATCTGTGTCCACGACGGCGACGGCGTACGGCCCAGCGACGGCATGCCTTACGGCGACGAATGCAAAGGCCACTGGGTGTTTACCGCATCGGCGCAGGCAAGTAAGCCCCCCTACGTGGTGGATGCCAATATCCAGCCGATTCTGCAGCAGTCCGAGATCTATTCTGGCATGTACGGGCGGGCGAACGTATCATTTTTCCCATATAATGCATCCGGGAAGAAGGGCATCGGCTGTGGGCTGAACGGGGTGCAAAAGCTTCGGGACGGCGAACCCCTGGGCGGCGGCGTGACTGCAGCAGAAGCTTTCGGATCGCCTGCCGCGGCTGACCCTGCGGCCGGTGGATGGGCCGCACCTGCACCCAACTGGGGCACTCCCGCAGCCCCCGCCGCCGAACCCGGATACACTAATCCCTGGGGCTAAGTTATGGCACATCACTTAAGCATAGACATAGAGACGTACAGCAGCGTGCCAATTGCTAAAGCTGGGGCATATAAATATGCGCAAAGTCCGGATTTCGAGATTTTGCTGCTGGCCTACAGCTACGACGGCGGGCCCGTATATGTGGTAGATCTCACGAAAGATTCTTTACCTGGCCAACTGCAAGAGTGTCTATTCGATGAAAATATCACTAAGCATGCATGGAATGCCGCATTCGAATGGTGGTGCTTAAGTCAATATTTCGGACTTCCGGGGCCGTCTGGCCCCGGATTTACCCGAAATGATTGGCTGGTACAATGGCGCTGCGATATGGTGCACTCGATGTACTGCGGATACCCGGCAAGCCTAGACGCTGCAGGCAAGGCGCTAGGCCTGCCAGAAGATAAGCAAAAGCTTAGTGTAGGTAAAGCGCTAATTCGCTACTTTTGTATGCCGTGCGAGCCTACAAAATCCAACGGCGGACGGACACGCAATCTACCACACCATGATCCTGATAAGTGGGAATTATTCAAATCATACTGCCAACAAGACGTTGCAACGGAAATGGAAAATGCTAAACGACTGGACGCTTTTCCGGTGCCTGATTGGCTGTGGGATCAGTGGCGCACTGATTTAGTGATTAATTCACGCGGTGTGTTCGTGGACTTGGAGATGGTCCGCGGCGCGATTGCCCTGGACAAAGAGGTGAAGGCGGAGTACATTGCGAAAGCGCAGGAGATCACAAGATTAGACAACCCAAACAGCGTACAGCAATTAACTAAATGGCTAGAGGCAGAAACCGGAGACACCGTGACAGACCTGCGCAAGGACACCGTGGGCCAGATGCTGACAAAGGGCCTAAACAGCGACAAAGCTGCACAAGTGCTGCAAATCCGACAGCAGCTAAACAAGACTAGCACAAAGAAATATTACGGGATTGCGGATGCTGTGTGTGATGATGGGCGGCTGCGTGGATTACTGCAATTTTATGGCGCTAGCCGGACTGGCCGATGGTCCGGGCGCGGGGTGCAGCCCCAAAATCTGCCCCGCACATATCTGGACGCCCTGCCAGTGGCTAAGGATTTAATCAAGCAGCGCAACAGGGCGGGACTGGAAATGCTGTACGGCGATTTGCCGGATACGCTAAGCCAAATGATCCGGACGGCGCTAACTGCGACACCCGGGAACCGGCTGATCGATGCTGACTTTTCCGCAATCGAGGCCCGCGTGGTGGCGTGGCTAGCCGGGGAAGAATGGGTACTTGATGTTTTCCGCACCCATGGAAAAATCTATGAGGCAACTGCGTCAATGCTGTACGGCATTCCGCTGGACCGGATTAAAAAAGGCAACCCGGAATACTCCTACCGTCAAAATGGTAAGGCTGCGACCCTCGCACTCGGATACGGCGGCGGTGCACCAGCACTGATCCGCGTCGGACGGCTGCCAGAGGATACAGCGGAATCAGAATTGGAGGATATCAAGCGCCGATGGCGGCAGACCAATCCGAATATTGTGAGATTTTGGTATGCCGTCGAAGCCGCCGCGCTGGAAGCCTGCCGGACTGGCAGACCGCAAATCGTGCGTGGGCTGATTTTGGCCAGAGAATTTGATCCGGCAACTGGCATGGACGCACTGACGATCCGGCTACACAGCGGGAGAAAGCTGTATTACGTAAAGCCCCACCCGGCAAAAAACCGATTTGGCAGTGACAGCCTAGGCTATTGGGGCGTAAATCAGACGAACAAACGGTGGGCGCGGCAGGAGACCTACGGCGGCAAGCTGGTGGAAAACATCACCCAGGCCACCGCACGTGACTGCCTCGCAGAAGCTATTGAAAGATTAGAGGCTGCGGGTTATCCGGTTGTATTCCACGTCCATGATGAGGTGATTATTGATTGCTCGCATGGAAGCCTGGAAGAGGTGATTGCAATCATGTCACAACCCCCTGCCTGGGCCCCGGATCTGCCGCTAACTGCAGACGGGTGGGAATGCGACTACTTTAAAAAAGATTAGGAGATGTAGTAAATGCAAAGTACACGCACCGAAAATGCCTGGGCGGCTTTAATTTCAGCCGCGCGCAAAGCCGCAAAAGCGTGGGAGTACTGCGACGGCTATAAGCAAGCGGCAGAACTGATTACGTTGCTGTGTAATGCACTGGAAAAAGAGGTGGAGGATAATAATGAAAATAATTAAGCCTGATGTATTCGTCGACTTTGAAGGCCGAACCGGCGATGATATTTTGCGAAAAATCGAAAAATGTGGCCGGATCTGCTATCGATCAGAGCCGACCGGCGACCCCGGCGATTTTGTACGGCGGCTGATCGCACGTGGCCACGAATCTGTACTGGAGCATGTTAGCGTGACGGCGTATATTACTTGTGATCGGGGCGTGACACATGAGTTAGTGCGCCACAGAGTAGCGAGTTACAGTCAGGAAAGCACAAGATATTGCAATTATTGCAATGGGAAATTTGGATGTGAAATCGCAGTAATCGAACCGCTATATCTGAAGCCGGGATCCCGGGCGTGGGAAGCGTGGGAAGACGCATGCGAGTATGCGGAATACAAATACATGGCCATGCGTGATCGAGGCTGCACGCCGCAAGAGGCACGCGCGGTGCTGCCGAACAGCACCGCCGCAAAGATCGCCATGACCGCCAATCTGCGGGAATGGCGGCACATCCTAAAACTGCGGACCAGCAAAGCAGCACATCCGCAAATGCAAGAAATCGCCAATATGATTTTGTCGCAAATGAAAGAGCACGTACCTGTTGTATTCGACGATGTTAAGGAGGCCGAATAGCGTGGATCGAATTGATGTTTTAAAAAGCGCTGAAAAACGTTTAACTGGTGACCGGCCCGAATCATATGGGCCGCCGGAGGACAGCCTGCCGCTGATTGCAAAATACTGGAGTCTGTATTTGCAGAACGCAATTGTAGGATTTAACGATATTGCTGTGTCGCCACTGGACGCGGCGAATATGATGATTTTACTGAAAATCGCGCGCCAACAGGCACAAACAAAAATCAACCCTGACAATTATATTGATGTGGCCGGGTACTCTGCACTCGCTGGCGAGATTGCAACTACATACCGCCCGGATGAGGAGAGTATGGGAGAATGAGTAATGCAAAAACAGATGCTGCTGTGATCGAAATTCGCGGCCAACTAGACGAAGCCCACCGGCTTTTGCAGATGGCCGAAGAGGCTGCAGAGCTGGCTCAGGCGGCATCCAAACTGGCCCGGATCCTGATGGGGATCAACCCGTCCCCGATGCCGGAAGATTCCGCGCGGGCACACCTGCTGGAGGAATACAACGATGTGCGGGTGTGCGCCATGACGCTGGATCTGCCAGAGCGCGTGATGCCTGGAAAGCTTTATCGATGGGCCGAACGACTGAGGAATCGCAAATGAAGGAGTTGAATACATGCTCCATGATCGAAAGATAACTATATCTGCTGCTGGCAATCGTCGCGCCACAAATTGGCAAGCACAATCGCTGATGCTATCGGAGCTGTACGCTAAATTACAGGTCCCGGCGCGCGGCAAAGAGACCATAGCGGAGTACTTAGCGCTATCAAAATCACAGCAGGACGACTTAAAAGATGTTGGCGGCTACGTCGCGGGGGCTTTAAACGGCCCCCGCCGTAAGGCCAACGCCGTGGCCGGGCGCGACGTAATCACACTGGACCTCGACAATATTGGACCGGGAAAAACAGATGACGTACTAAAGACCATCGAGGCGCTAGGCTGCGGATACTGTGTGTACTCCACTCGAAAGCATCAGCCCTCCGCCCCACGACTGCGAGTGCTACTGCCCCTGGACCGTACATGCACAGCGGACGAATATGAGCCGTGCGCCCGCAGGATGGCAGAGTGGATAGGCCTAGATATGGCAGATCCTACTACATTTGAGGCTTCCCGGCTGATGTATTGGGGCAGTTGCTGCGCGGATGGGGAGTACAGCTACCGCACGGCGGACAAGCCTATGCTATCAGTAGATGGGCTGCTGGGCACATACGCCGATTGGCGTGATTACACATCGTGGCCGCAAGTACCCGGCGCACCTAGCCCCGCACGGGCAGCGACCAAACAGGGGGACCCGGAGACTAAGCCCGGCGCAGTGGGCGCATTTTGCAAAGTGTACGACGTTCCCGCTGCTATGGACAAGTTTATCCCGCACGCGTACATCGAATGCGACAGTGCCCCCGGGCGCTACACGTACACCGGCGGCAGTACCACGGGCGGTGCAGTGCTGTACGACGACGGCAAATTCTTGTACTCCCACCATGCCACCGACCCATGCAGCGGACGGCTAGTCAACGCTTTTGACATGGTGCGGCTGCACCGATTTGAAGGCTTAGACGATGATGCAGCCCCCGGTACTCCGTGGATCAGGCTGCCTAGCTATAAAGCCATGTGCGAGTTAGCTACACAGGATCCGCAAGTAGCAAATCTGATCATGTCGGAACGATGGGAGCAGTGCAAAACCGATTTCCAGGCCGCTGAGATACCGTCTGGCGGCATAGGCGGCGCGGAGAGCGGCGAAACGACGGATGATGGTTCCTGGCTGCGCCCGCCGATTATGGACGTAGACGGCCAGCTGAAGCCTATCAAATCGCTGAAAAACTACAAGGCCGCGCTGGAACACTGCCCAGACTTGCGTGGCAAAATCAGACTGAATCAGTTTACGGGCCGGATCAGCGTAGAGGGAGACCTGCCATGGGATCGGCCGGGCAAGCCAAAAGAGTGGACGGACGGTGACACGGTGGCACTGCGAATTTACCTGGAGCCTCACATGGGCAAAATCGCTGATAAGGATGCTAGGGATGCTGTGCTTGCCTGTGCCAATGCGCACGCCTATCACCCGGTCCGCGACTACCTTAACTCGCTAACATGGGACGGTGTGGAACGGCTGGACCGGCTATTTATTGATTACATGGGCGCGGAGGACACGCCGTATGTGCGTGCGGTGACGCGCAAATCCGTCGTGGCGGCGGTTGCCCGTGTTATGCAGCCGGGATGTAAGTATGATACCATGCTGGTGCTTGTGGGCGCGCAGGGAAGATATAAGTCCACGATATTCAAAAAACTGGGTGGTAAGTGGTTCAGCGAATCACTGCGTACATTCGCCGGAAAAGAAGCAATGGAGACAATTCAGGGCACGTGGATTAACGAAATCGGCGAAATGCAGGCTCTGGGAGTGACCGAGATTAACGCCGCTAAAGCATTTATCAGTGCAGCATCTGATTTTTATAGAGCATCGTACGGTGTTTTCGCAATGGAACACCCCCGGCAATGCGTATTTTTTGGGACAACGAACACAGCAGAATGCCTAACCGACCGGACCGGCGGACGGCGATTTTGGCCGGTGGACATTGACAAGCGGCGCAGGACTAAAAATGTATTCACGGACCTGGATAACGAGAGAGACCAAATTTGGGCCGAAGCTGTAGTACGTTATCGTAATGGCGAATCACTGATTTTGTCTAAAGAGCTAGAAAAGGTGGCGAAACAAGAGCAGGAGACACACCGGCGGGCACATCCCTGGGAAGGTATGATCGAGGAATTTGTTAATCTGCCCATACCAGAGAACTGGAATGATTGGGGCGAAGCTCAGCGGCAGATGTTTTATTCGGGGAACGCCGGATCAGAGTTGAAATTGGTACCCCGGGAGTACATCTGCACGATGGAACTTTGGTGTGAAATGCTAGGAAAGCGGCGAGGAGAGCTGACGGAAAAGGCTTCCCGGGAGTTGCACGACATGCTTTCGGCTCTGCCTGGGTGGGAGAAATACGGGCTGAAACGAGTGGGAAAACTCTATGGGCCGCAACGCTGCTATCGCCGAAAATGCTGAATCTTCCCGCGAAAAGCGGAGTTTTCCGAACAAACTCTTAAGCAAACTCTTAAATACTTTATAAAATTCTTAAAAAGTCTAACTTTTTGGGCAAAAAACGGGCTGATACAACGGGTTTTCGCGATTTAGTGCAACAAAATGCAACAGAACTTTACCCGGCAAAAGCAAATCTGTTTCAGCTCAAAAAGTTCGGATTTCTCCGCAAATTTCGGGAAATTTGGCGTATGTCCCGTATAAATATTGTATTTTCTATAGTATGTAACAGTGTAACAGATGTAACAGTAGGGTTGGAGAGTTGGTGGAATATAGGATTTATAGTGGTGCTTGTCCTCTATAAACTCTAAAAACTCTATATTTTAAAAATACTCTAGGAAGTGCCGCTGCGGGCGTTTCTCTGTAACACTGAACTGCTAAAGTGCCCATTGGCGTGGGCGGAAAGGAGCGATATGAACAACCCTTGGATTGAGTGGAACAGCCGCGCGTTGGAAGGTGATGCACTGCCGCGTGACGGCGACATGACGACTATCGATTTTGACACATCTGATATTCCGGCGGAGACGGACATGTACTGCCGTCCGGGATTGCGGAATCCGAAATGCCTGTGCGCTAGGTGTGCCCGGGAGGATAGCGCAGGCGATCCGTGCTGCTGCGAGGGAGAGCATTGGTATCAGGAGGAGTGTCCGATGGTAGAATGTCCGGACTTTGAAGAAAGGGCTGGGAGGTGATTACACAATATGGATACTACAGCAACGCAGGGTACCAGTCCAGGTAAGCGTGTGCTAGATGTAGCGTGCGGAAGTAAAATGTTTTGGTTCGATAAAAATAATCAAGATGTTGAATATTGCGATCGCAGAGAGGTGGAACGGCATGAGTATTATCCCGGACGCTACCTAGAAATAAAGCCCGACACGATATGTGATTTTACAAAGCTGCCTTTTAAAGATGAAGCCTTTAAATTAGTAGTGTTTGACCCGCCACACCTAACCTGGGCTGGGGATAAAAGCTGGACAGCGCTTAAATATGGACGCCTCGAAGGCGATTGGCGGGAGATGCTCCGCGCGGGATTTTCTGAATGTTTTCGAGTGCTGGACAAAGACGGTGTTCTCATTTTTAAATGGAGTGAGGTACAAATCCCGCTTAGAGAAATCTTGCCATTATCCCCCTATCCTCCGCTGTTTGGGCATAGAAGCGGTAAAAACATGAATACGCATTGGCTTTGCTTTATGAAGCCAAAGGAGGAAAACACAAATGTTTGAAAAAGACATCGAACGATGGTTGCGCAAAGAAGTGGATCGCCGCGGAGGGCTGTGCCTGAAGTGGGTGTCCCCGGGCTGCAGAGGCGTCCCAGACCGGATTATCATTACCCCGGAGGGTAGAACAGTGTACGTCGAGCTTAAGACCGACACAGGGCGGCTGTCGCCCGGACAGGCCTATATGATCGACCAGCTGCGACGCAGAGGCGCAGACGTGCGAGTGCTGTGTGGGATCGAGCAAGTACAAGCGTTTGTCGAGGAGGTGATACCTTGCTATTCAAGCCGCACTCGTATCAAGAGTTCTGCACATCAAAAATAGTTGATGAGCCGTATGTCGGATTGTTTCTCGACATGGGATTGGGCAAAACCGTAATAACTCTCACCGCTATTAACGAATTGCGGTACAACAGATGGGCAGTACAACGCGTATTGGTCATCGCCCCGAAGAAAGTCGCCGAAGCGACGTGGCAGGCGGAGGCAGCACGGTGGGACCATCTCCAGCACTTGCGGTTCTCCGCTGTCCTTGGCAGTGAAAATAAGCGTATTCGCGCATTGGCAACTCCAGCGGATATTTACATGATAAGCCGCGATAACATCGTGTGGCTGGTTGACTACTATCGTAATGACTGGCCGTTTGACATGGTGGTTATCGACGAAAGCAGTAGCTTTAAAAACTACAATTCTAAACGGTTCAAGTCGTTAAAGCTAGTGCGATCCAGGATCCGTAGAATCGTCGAGCTGACTGGCACGCCATCCCCCAATGGGCTGGCAGACTTGTGGGCACAAGTGTACCTGCTGGATCAAGGCAAGCGCCTGGGCCGCACAGTTAGCGCTTACCGCGAACAATTTTTTACAGAGGATAAGGCGTATCCCGGGCAGGCATACCGCACGTACACGCCACAGCGAGACGCCCCGGACAGGATTAAAGCCGTGATATCAGACATTTGCATAAGCTTAAAATCTGAAGATTACTTGAATCTGCCAGATTGCGTGACGAATGACATTCCAGTGACATTAGGCCAGAGCGTGGCGAAGGCATATCGCACGTTGGAGAGAACTCTATTGCTTGAAGTCAAGGATCAAGTGATAACTGCGGGCACAGCAGCGGTACTCAACGGGAAGCTATTGCAGTTGTGCAGCGGGGCTGTGTATGATGAAAACGGTGAGATCGCTACAATACACGACGCTAAGATTGATGCCTTGGTAGAAACGGTTGAACAGCTGTGCGAACAGCACTGCCTGATATTTCATTGGTTCAAGCACGAACCAGAGCGGATCATGAAAGCGCTTGCACAGAAAGGCCGCCGGATTCGGCAGTATCGCGGGCCTGATGATGCTGCCGCGTGGAATGCTGGAGATGTGGATGTGCTACTTGCCCATCCGGCAAGTTGCGGGTATGGCTTAAATCTGCAGCAGGGTGGACATCACATCATCTGGTACAGTTTGCCTAATTGGACACTGGAATTATATCAGCAAGCTAACAAGCGGCTGCATCGGCAAGGTCAGCAGCATCCGGTGATTGTGCATCGGCTTTTGGTGCAGGGCGGCATTGACTGCGATATGGCTGCCGCGTTGGAAGATAAAGGCGACGCCCAGGAGGCAATGCTGCAGGCGCTGAAAGCAAGGATTGAGAAAGTGCGGAATGATAGCAAGTAGGCTAAGATACGAATAATCAGGTACTGCATGGCTGATAGTCCTAATTTCAAAAATAAGTGGGAGGTGGGTATTTACAATATCGCCTTGTATGGTATGATGTATCCAGTAAAGGATACAAGGCCACTGGACTTGTTCCGGTGGCCTATTTTTAGTTAAGAGGTGTTCGTATGATCGATGTGTATGTGAACACCCAGGGGGTGGGTGGTTGTGGCTTTGCATCCCTGCCCGAAGTGTAAGCGGCTGATACCTGTTGGCATTACGTATTGCGATGATTGCCGCCCGGAGGCGGAGGCCGCTGCAGCGGCGGCGGCAGAACGGCGACAGCAGGCCCGCAGACAGCGGAGCAATCAGCATTATAATGCTAAGCGCTCCGCCGCGCTGACAAAGTTCTATCGCAGTAAAGAGTGGCGGGGGCTATCTCGCTGGTACCTGGAAAGTATCAACTATCAGTGCGAGGCCGGATTGGAGGGCTGCCAGCGGATAGCGTGCGAAGTGCACCACATTAAGCCGGTCCGCACGCCCGACGGTTGGGCCCACCGCCTGGATCCCGCTGGGCTGATGGGGCTGTGCACAGCGTGCCACAATCGTCTGGAGCCCCGCTACGGGAAGACTCCACCTGGTGTTATCGACTTGAAAAAATTAAAGTGATAAACCAAGGGGGTATATAAAATTCTATGAAGGATTGGAAGAAAAACGCCTACAAGAAGGGGGCGTTGTAGAAAAAAGTCCCCACCTCACTTTAGCGAAAGGAAGTGAACGAAATGGCCGGGGCAAAACAGCCTATCGAACTGCTGATTGCAAAGGGAAACAAGCATCTGACGAAAGAAGAAATTGAATCCCGCAGGGCTACAGAAGTCCAGCCCTGCACGGACGGCATCGCGCCCCCGGCATATCTCACACCGGCTCAAAAGCGGACTTTTAAAAAGCTGGCGGAGCAGCTTGTGAAAATCCGGATCATGGGTGAGACCGACGTTGACGCGCTAGCACGATATATCACAGCGCAATCACTGTATGAGGATGTGACAAAGCGTCTGCGGGAGGCTATGGCCGATAGCGACGACATTTTTGAAATCGACCAGCTATCCAAACTGCAAGATCGATATTGCAAGCAAGCGCACACGCTGGCCGGAGCGTTGGGGCTGACCATTACAAGCCGGTGCAAGCTGGAGGTGCCGGAACCGCCTAAGCGTGAAACGCCGAACAAATTTGAACGCTTTGAGAAGAAGGTGAATGCGTAATGGGCGAATTACTGTATACCCGGGTCCGGGCCCCCACCAGACGGCAATTTGTGTTATCTACCAGTGTGAAATTGATCGACAAAATTACCGTCGGTGTGCCCCCGGCTCCGGGAGAAGCACTAAAGTTTATCAGTTTGCACGGCGGTGTAGCGTCACTGTCTTTTATCGCGTGGGTTGCAAAAAACGAGCAGATCTTGGAATTGTCAGCAAGCACGCTCCGCATTGGCCCAAAGCAGTATCAGTACTTGAATGCACTGGCAAAGTCCGGGAAGCTAAAAAACGCACGATTCTTGACCAGCTCCATGCAGAAGGAGATGGACACAAAACACGGGCGGAACTATGCCCGCGAATTCAAAACTATCGCAGACCGAAATGGTTGGAATATGATTGTTGCGAATAATCACAGCAAGATTATTCTTATGCGTACGGAGACGGCACATTATGTGCTTGAAACCTCAAGCAATCTGAATGAAAATCCAAAGATAGAGCAGTACAGCTTTGAAAACAGCAAAGAGGTGTACGACTTCTACAATCACTTTTTTGACTGCATCTTTGGGGGCGCGCAACCATGACCGACAGAGTGACGGACTACGCGGCCAAAGTGGTAGCGGGAGACGTACTCTGCGGGCGGCTGCACCGGCTGGCCTGCCAGAGGCACTTACGAGATTTGGCCCGGCAGGACGACCCGGGGTATCCATTCAAGTGGGACGTTGAAGCGTCAAACCGAATTTTGGACTTTGCGGAAACCCTGACGCTATCGGAGGGCGCTGAACCCAGGCCACTGAAGCTGATGGACTGCCAGGCCTTTGATCTGGGCTGCACATTTGGGTGGCTGAAAAAGTCAAACGGTGCACGTAGATTTAGGCGGAGATATAAATGTATATCCCGGCAGCAAGGCAAAACCATGGAAAACGGCATTATGGGCCCGTATATTGCCGCGTTTTCCGGATACCGATACGGCAAGCTATTTACCGTCGCCAATCGTAAAAAGCAGGCCCGCCTAGCGTGGGAGGAAATGGAACATTTCATTTACGGTGACGCCGACCTGAGCGAGTTGTTTACAGTTAAGGGATATAAAAATACCATAATTGCAAACAACACAGGATCAACAATCGAGGCGTTGAGCCGCGAAGCCGGACTTGATGAGGGTTTTCGCTCTATTTATGCTTCAATCGATGAGTTACACCAGCACCCAGACGGGCAAATCTATAGCAAGATTTACAAAGGAACCAGATCCCTTAAAGAAACTTTGGTATCTATGATCACCACGCGAGGTTCCAACATGAATAGCTTCTGCTATGAAATGGATCAATACGCGATAAAGGTGCTGGAGGGAATTACAACTGCTGAAGATTTTTTTGTAGATATATTTTGCCTTGATGACGGAGACGACCCGTGGGATGAGCGAAATTGGCCCAAAGCTGCACCTTTTACGTGCGCTGACCCCGAACGATTGCAAACCATGCGGGAAAGTGCCAAAGCCGCGCGCGATATGGGTGGATCGGAATTGGCTGAATTTATCACCAAAGACCTGAACATGTGGGTGAGGAACACCGATACGCAGTTTATTGCACCAGATTTATGGCTTGCATGCGGGACCGATCGGGACCTAGCAGAAATCACCAAAATCACCAAGGACTGCTGGGTGGGCCTGGACTTGTCCAGCGGTGGGGACCTTACTACACTAGCACTTGAGTTTGAGCTGCCCGACGGGCGGACCTACATATACAGCCACAGTTTTATGCCGCGTGGACGGATCCAGGAGCACCAGGAAACCGACCTGGCCCCTTATGGGATGTGGGAACAGAAGGGCCTAATCACAGTCACAGGCGGAGATATGGACTTTATGAATGACTATAAATTCATAATCCGCCATTTGCAAGAACTGCAATCAACCCACGAGCTAAATTTTTTAGGGATCGGGATTGATCCGCATAATGCCGCGGGGGTGATGCAGGATCTTGAAGCTTTTGGATGTGATGTAGTTGTAATTAAACAGAGCTGCCAAAGCTTGAATGATGCAACTGTGTCGGTTCAACTTTTGGTAAAAGGCCAAAAGATTGAATTCGACAGAAACAATGAGTTGTTGTCATGGTCCGCGTCAAATGCTGCGCTAGTGCGAAACAGTTTTGGCGAAATCAAAATTGACAAGAAGCCAGGGGCTAGATTTAAGCGCATTGACCCGATCGACGCTATGATCGATGCGCACGCGCTGGCCTTGATCCAGCGGCGGCCAGAGGAAAAAGTGGACCTGGATGATGCGCTATCTGAGTATTTGGATGCAATGGGATGGTCCTCAAAGGAGTGATGCAAATTGAGAGTGTCGGACCGCTTTCGGGCGGCGAGTGCAGCATTTAAGGGAAAATCCCTGAGCACGAGACAAACTGTCGAACTAAACCAGCTGCTTGACTTTTTGGGGATCGACCGTTCTGCCGGGCAGTCAATGGGTGAAGCTACATATTACGCGTGCATTAAAGTGCTATCAGAGGGTATCGGTAAGCTCCCGTTGAAAGTACAGCAATACACGCCGGAACATGGGATCCGGATCGCAAGAGAACATCCATTTTACCGGATGCTGAATGAGCGACCTAATCGGTACATGTCTGCAAGTGTGTTTTGGTCTACAATGGAGTTATGCAGAAATCATTATGGCAACGCTTACGCTTGGATTGATACACGCGATCCTCGCAACCCACAACTATGGATCATGAATCCGAACGAGGTAGCTCTTTGGTATGATGATAAATTGGTGCTTGGAGATGTGCCAGATGTGTATTATCAGTACTGCACACCGGGGGGTGTGATTGTATTTAAGTCAGAGGATGTACTACATTTTAAGGCTCACAATACACGTGATGGGCTGGTTGGAATCCCGGTACGTGAACAGTTGAGTGAGCCTATCCAGGGCAATATCAAGGCCCAACGGATGATCAACAAAATGTATGAATCCGGGATGACGGCTAAAGCAGTGCTGCAGTACACTGGGCAACTGAGCGATCGAAATGTGGACGCGCTAGTGAAAGGCGTAAAGCAATATGCTTCAGGCGAACTGAAAGATACGGAAAGCGGGAACATCATCCCGCTGCCCACTGGCATGACGCTTACCCCGCTGAACATGAAGCTGGCTGATAGCCAATTTTTGGAACTCCGACGGCATACAGCTATGCAGATCGCGTCTGCATTCGGCGTGATGCCCTACCAAGTGGGCGATTACACAAAATCCAGCTACGCAAGTGCCGAAGCGCAACAGCTATCTTTCCTCGTTGATACGCTACTTTACATTGTGAAACAGTATGAAGAGGAAATCGGGGCTAAGCTGTTGTCTGACATTGAAGTGGCAAACGGATATCACGTGAAATTTAATACTGCTGTGATTCTGCGCGCTGACCAGCAAACACAGATCCAGACCTTGGCCGCTGCCGTGCAGAGCTTTTTGATGACGCCGAACGAAGCCCGGGAAAAGCTGGACTTGCCCAACAAGCCCGGGGGTGATCAACTGCTGGGCAACGGCGCGAGTATCCCGGTGCAGTTTGCCGGATCGCAATACACGAATATCAGCGGAAAGGAGGATAAAGCATGGATAAACGATATGGCGATACAACTAGCGGACATGATGGTGAAGAAATTTACTGGGATTCTCCCGGAACAACTTACAAATCCGCGAGCTTAGCTGGACAGGACATATCTGAAGCGGACCTGAAGCGGATCAATGAATACACTCTTGAACCCGTGACGGCTGAACAGGTGTTTGCCTTTAAGGCGGTGCTGTGCGATAACGCTATTGACCGCGATTTCGAGCGCTTTAGCTTGAAAGCTTTACAAGATCTGCAAAAACGCTTTTTGGGCAAAACCGTGATCCAGGATCACAATTGGAAATCAGGCAATCAGGTAGCCCGTATTTATGCTACCGAATTGCAGCAATCCGATAAAGTATTGGACTGCGGAGAGCCCTATACACAGTTGGTGGCACGCTGCTACATGATCCGCACGCCGGGAAATGCAGATTTAATCGCAGAAATCAAGGGCGGGATTAAGCGCGAGGGAAGCGTCGGGGTATCCGTGGCAAGCGCCACATGCAGTATTTGCGGCACGGACAATCGGAAAAGCTACTGTGCACATTATCCCGGGCGGGCGTATGATACCGCCGCCGGAAAGCGGACCTGCACTTACACCTTTGACGGCGCATCGGATGCCTATGAATTTTCCTTGGTGGCCGTCCCTGCGCAAAGGGCCGCCGGAGTGATCAAAAACTACTTGCCCCGGCACCTGGCCCGGGAACAACTGGGCACGGCGCTGCTGTTGCAGGCCAAATTGTACGAGACCGAAATTGCAGCAATGCGCTGCATCAATGAGGAGGAAACGAATGAGTAAAGCATTGAGAGATCTGCAGGAGCAGATTTTGCAGAAATCCGCCGTCGCCCGAAAGCTGCTGGAAGGCCCGGAGAAGGATGTGGAAAAGGCACAGGCTATTTTGGATGAAGTGAATCAGCTGCAGGCTGAAGTTGCCGCACGGAAGCAGCTTGATGATCTGGAAAAGGCACATGTGCCCACTGCCGGAGCCACACCGACGCCGGATCCTGAAGCCCCCAAAGCTGTGGACGCCACGCAGGCATTTCTGAAGGCCTTCCGGGCCCGCGCAATGACAAAGTACATGAACGAGGGTACCGACGCTGCCGGTGGATACACCGTGCCGGAGGATATCAGCACTCAGATCAGTCACTGGGTTGAGGCCCACGCCACCCTGCTGCCCCTGATTTCTGTGGAGCGCGTTAACACGCTGACCGGAGCGCGGACCTACCAGAAGCGGGCCACCTGCGCGGGCTTTGCAAAAGTAGATGAGGCCGGTGTGATCTCTGAAGTGACTGCGCCGCAGTTTGAACGGATCACATATACCGTATCCAAATATGCTGGGTTTATGCCCGTCACGGCAGAATTGCTTGCCGACAGTGACACCAATATCCTGAATATCCTGATTGAATGGCTGGGCCAGCAGACAATTGCCACTGACAATAAAGAAATTCTGGCCCTGGTGAAAAACAAAACTGCCGTCGCCGCCACTGGCCTGGACGATATCAAGAAGGCCCTGACGGTGACCCTGGGCCTGTATCGGGCGGGTAGCCGTGTGATCACCAATGATTCCGGCCTGGCCTGGCTGGATACGCTGAAGGATGCAAACGGCAGATATCTCTTATCGGCCAGCCCGGCCAATGCTATGCAGCTGCAGCTTGCCGCCGGTGCAACGGTGTACCCCGTTACTGTGCTGCCCGACGCTGTTCTACCCAATGAATCCAGCGGTGCACTGCCCTTCATCCTGGGCGATCTGAATGAGTACTGCCGAAAGTACGATCGGGCGCTGACCTCTATTGCACAGTCTTCCGAGGCCACTGTTGGCAGTGGTGATACTGCGATTAACTTATTTTCTCAGGATATGATTGCAGTTCGGGCGATTATGCGGGCTGATTATAAGGTGCTTGACGCCAATGCAATCGTCCGGCTGGCCCTGACGCCTGCAGCAGCGGCGGCGGGTACCGGTGGATCCGATAAGGGCTAAATGCAGCTTTAGCGGGCGGGAAACCGCCCGCGCCCCGATGGAGGTGGCAGAGTGGTAACTTTAGAGGACGCAAAATTATATCTAGGAATTGATTATGAGGATGCCGCTGTGACCGCCAACGTGCAAGCAGCGCTTGCCGCCGCCGAACAGACGGTTCGCGGGGCTGTGGGCAGGGACGTAGATATTTATTTACGGGATGACCCCAGGGTAGATATGCTGACACAAATTTACCTGGATGATCTGTACAGCAACCGAGGAACTAGTGCCAAAGTGGCGAGTGCGACCCGCCAACTAGTGGCAAGCATGGAGCTACAGCTGCGGCTTGAGCTACGGAAAGCAAGGGAGGCGGCAGGAGATGGCGTATGACAAGCCGATTATCATACAAGTGCAGGATCCCGACACTGAGGCGTGGACTGATAAATACCGCTTGCATGCGTGCGTGAACAAGTCGAACGGCAACACTGATATGGCCGCCGGAGCAGACCAATACCACGCCGATCTGATATTTAAAGTGCGGTATTTCTCCGAGCTTGAAGCCCTGCGTTATAGCCCGCAGCCGTTTCGGATTTTGTACCGGGACCGCGCATTTAAAATCACCGATTGGGATGATTTTATGGAGCAACACCGCGAGATCACGATTAGGGGGCGATATTATGTCGTATAGAAGAGTATCGCCTGATGATTTAGCGGATGCAATCCAACAGGAGCTAAGCGGCTACCTGGCGTCCTTGCAAATCCAGATGAACGCCGCCGCGCTAAAAGCTATGAAGCGACTGGTGCAGCTGACGAAATCTACGGCCCCCCGGGGGAAGCGTGGATCTTTTGCGAAATCCATCAAAATGGAGCAACAGGATTATGGGCGCGGACAGGTGCGGCAAAGGCACTATTTTTGGTGCGTGCGTCCGCCGGACCACCGGCTTGCACATTTGCTTGTGCACGGCCACGCTACGAGAGACGGGGGGCGGACCCGGGCGGACCCATTTTTGAAAAATGCACTGGATCAAGTGCTACCGGATTATGAGCGGGAGGTGGAAACTCTTGTCGGAGATGATAAGTGAAATGCTATCCGGTACGGGGATCCCCTTCCGCCGGGCGCGATTTCCTGCCCCACCCGCAGGCAGCTATATCGTGTACACGGATGATGTAAGCACCGACGGCCCGGACGGGATCCCAGCGTTGCGGGCGCATGCGCTAACGTTGGAGCTATATGAAGCTGCGCCGGATGATGCCGCAGAAGCGACAGTTGAAACGGCCCTCGCAGCGCGCGGCCTGCAGTGGGACAAGCAGGATCGGTACTGGCTGCAGGATGAGCAGCGGTATCAAGTAATTTACGAGTTCACAATTTATGAGAAAGTGAGGACGCGATAATGGGGAAACGTGATAAAAATACGATTACCCTGGGATCCGGATACGTGTACGCCATGGTTTACACGGGCACCATGCCGGATGAAAAAACCCTTTGCACCGAGGACAACAGACTGGGCTACATCAAGGGCGGCGCTGCTCTGACGTACACAGCTACGTCGGAGACAACCAGGGATGACATGTGTCTGGTGGCTAAAACCATTGTCACCGGGGAGGAAGCCAGTCTAAAGTTGGGCCTGATCACCTGGAACGGCGAAACGCTGCAGAAGCTGATCGATCGGTGCAAAGTCACCGTCTCCGGCGGCAAGCGGATTGTCAAAATCGGCGGCACAGGAAACGCGCAGGGCAACCGATATGTGATCTGCTTCGTGCACAAAGATGCGCAGGACGGCGACGTGACCGTCAAAATCGTGGGCACCAACACCGCCGGGCTCACGCTCACGTACGCTACCGACGATCCGACGGTGATCGAGCCCGAATTCGCGGCGGAGCCCCAGGACGGAGACGGCACATTGATCATCATCGAGGAGACGCTTCCCGCGGACGCCGGGGCGTAAAACGGAGGATTGGCTATGGCGACTGTAGACTTGACCAAATCCCGCGATCTGACCGGGCAGGCGCTGCCCGTATTGCGCGTCAAGCTCCAGGATCGCGGGCGGGGGCTTGAGCTGTCGGTCTTGCCCCCCACCGTGGCGCTTCAGCGGGAGCTTGAAGCCGAGCAGTCGGACCTGGACGAGGCCCTGGGCAGCGGCGTGGAAGAAGCCCGGGTGGCGATCTATGATCTGGCAGCACGGCTGCTATCCAATAATCGGCAGGGCGTATACATCAGCGCGGCCCAGCTGCCCACCCGATACCAGGTGGCCGATGACCAGTTGATCACCTTTTTTGAGGCGTACGCCGACTTTGTGGGCAAGCTCGCTGGCTCAAAAAACTAACGCTCCCGTGGTACCCTGGCGGATCGGACGCCGCGGGAGAGCCCCCCTACACGCCCCTCACTTTTTGGCTCCGCCTAACCGCGCAGTACGCGGGATTGAGTATACATCAAGTGGAAGAGTTGGGCTTAGTAGATTATTTGATTTTAAGGCGCGATGCTTATATCGAACGCCTTAGCGAGACAGAAGCCGGGCGGGAATACCTGGAGAACGCCTGGCGAATGACGCAGACCGAGCCGGACCGGCCTCGGCTCCGGGAATTGAAGCGGCAAGGAGGTGCAGTCCGTGGCGAACAATCGGATTAAGGGCCTAGTGGTTGAAATCGGCGGCGACACGACTAAACTAGGCAAGGCTCTCGAGCAGACCGAGAAGCAGACCCGGGGGCTCACCTCCGAACTGGCCGACGTGAACAAGCTACTTAAGCTGGATCCCGGCAACACAGATTTGCTGGCCCAAAAACAACGGATTTTGGGCGAGCTAATCGGTAAAACCGGGGACAAGCTGACCGCGTTGCGGGCGGCCAACGAAAAGGCAGCTAAATCCGCTGAAAATTATGACAAGTGGCTGCGGAAATATCAGCCTTTGCAAGAGGAATCCGATAAGCTGCGGGAGCAGCTGCGGAAATTGCAGCAGCAGCAACGTAAAATCGCCGAAGAAGAGGGCCCGGATTCAGACGGGTACCGGGCGCTGCAGCCTGAGGTGGACGCGGTCCGGGCCGCCCTGAAATCTTTGCAGCAGCAGCAAAAGGCCGTGACGGACGAATTTGGCGATCCGGCAAGCCCCGAACAGCTGCGGGCGCTGCAGCGGGAAATCACCAAAACTGAGAAGCAGCTGGCAGACTATGCCGATGCGCAGGCGGATGCCGCCCAGAGCGCTTCTGACCTCAAAACCGATTTACAGCAAACTGCTACAGAGGTGAAGAGCGAAGGTAAGGCGGCGTCGGATTCGGCGGATGCGCACGAAGATCTGGGCGATGCCGCCCACAAAGCTGTTGACGGGCTCAAAGTCCTGGTGACCGCCGCAGCCGGAGCCGTGGCGGGCATCGTGGCACTGGCCGAAACCACGCGGGAATATCGGACTGAGCTGGCTAAGCTGGATACAGCTTTTGAGACCGCCGGTCACAGCGCGGAAGCGGGCCGGGAGACCTACAAAGCCCTGCAGGGCGTACTGGGCGAGACTGATCAGGCCGTTGAGGCGGCCAACCACCTGGCGCAGCTCGTGACCACCGAGGGGGACCTCGCCACCTGGACCGACACCCTGACTGGCGTGTACGGCACGTTCGGCGCGTCACTGCCCATTGAGGGCCTGACGGAGGCCGCCAATGAGACCGCCCGCGTGGGCCAGGTGACCGGTCCGCTTGCCGATGCACTCAATTGGGCCGCCAAAGAAGGCGAAACCTTCGGAGTAACGCTGCGCGATAACATCGAATTTACAGAGCTATCCGCTAAAGAGCTGGCAGGCCTCACGGAATCCGAGCTGGCCGAGTATGAAGCGAAAAAGGCTCAGTATGAGGCCACTGAGGCTTACAACCAGTCCGTCCAGGATGCCCAGTCCGCTGAAGACTTGTTCAACATCGCTTTAGCCAATTGCAGCGACGAACAAGAGCGGCAGGCATTGATCACCAAAACGCTGAACGGGCTGTATTCTGCGGCGGCGGATAAGTACCGCGACACGAACCGGGAAGTGATCAGGGCCAACGAGGCGCAGGAAAATCTAAACGCCGCTCTGGCTGATGTGGGCGCCGCCGTCGAACCGGCGGTGACCGATATTAAGGAGCTGGGCGCGGAGCTGTTGAAGAGCGCTGAGAAACCGATTGAGCGCGTTGCAAAATACGTGCAAAATAAATTTATACCAGCTCTTAGAGAGTTCTCGAATTGGGCGCTTGATAACATCCCAACTGTCGCCGGGGTGGTGGCCGGGCTGACTGTCGCAGTGCTGGCGTACAAGGCCGCCACAGTGCTCAGCAAGACCATCACCGAGGCTGACACGGTGGCGACGTGGCTTAACGTCGCCGCGCATACAGCGCTTAACGCCGTGCTCAAGGCGTCGCCGCTAGGCCTTGTCGCTGCCGCTGCTGGCGCGCTGGTCGGCGGAATTACGGCTATCGCGGTGGCTTGTAAAAAAGCTAAAGAGCCGGTAAGCCTGCTTTCCGAGGAGGAACAGCGGCTATCCGATGAAGCGCGAGAGGCCGCAGAGGCCTTCAGAGAGCAGCAGCAGGCGACGCAGGATTCTATCGTGGAGGCGCAAGCCGAAATGGGCCACGTACAAGCGCTGGCCGACGAACTTAGGGGGCTGGCGGACGCCAACGGCGTAGTCAGCACGGCCAATCGCGGGCGAGCAGAGTACATCTTGACTCAGCTAAATGACGCATTAGGCACTGAGTTTGAAATGAACGGATTGCTCATTGCACAGTACGATGAGCTGACAAAAAGTGTTGACGCGGCCATCGAAAAACGCAAGGCCGAATTGCTCTTGGAAGCCTACGAGAGGGACTACGTTGCTGCGCTGAAGGGCAAGAGTCGGGCTTTGGAAGAGGTGACCCGGTGGCAGACCGAGTACGCGGAGCAAGGCGAGACGATTGCGCAAGACCGGGCTTACCTGATCCAGCTGGAGCAAGATTACAACGATGCCCTGGCCATCAGCGATACCATGCGTGCGCAGGGCGTGCAAAACGAAATACAGGCAACCAATGATCGCATTGATGAGGCGGAGCGCCTCCGCGAAGAGACCAAGGCCCAGCTGGATGCTGCTGCGGCAGACTACGACAATTACCTGACCACGATCGACCGGTACGAAGACGCAAGTCTGTTGGCCGCGCAGGGCTATGCCGCCGAGGCCATAGACCTGCTGGACAAGAAGACCGGGGCTTACCGGGACTACGGGGACAGCGTAGATAAAGCAACGCAGCAAGTCCTCAACAGTCTGGAGTCCGAAGCCGTCGAGGCTGGTCGGAAAGCCCGAAAAACCCGCGCGAACTTCGAAGCCGGGATAAAGGGCTACACCCGAGATATGGTGATCGAGGCCGAGCGCGGCTACGAAGAAGCCACCAAGGCGTTCGCCACCGCGCGGCAAGATGCGACTGGCATCGCAGCCAAATGGTCGGACGGCATGGCCACCGGAATCGACGGAACCCGCTATATGGTGCTCGACGAAATCGACACGACTGTGCAGGCGCTCGCGGACTCTGCCGAGGACAGCTACGTGGCGGGCCGCGAGGTGGGCGAATACTACGGGGACGGCCTGGCCGCCGGACTGCAGTCGCGGCTGGATCGGATCCGCCAAATGGCCGGAGAAACCGGCCGGGCGTTGGACGGCGCGGTACGCCGTGAACTCGCAGTGTACAGCCCTTCGCGCAAGGCCATTGAGATCGGCCAGTACTACGGCAAAGGCCTGGAGATTGGCGTTGACAAGAGCACGGAGGGCGTGGAGCGCGCGGGTAAGCGCCAGGCGGAAAAGCTGTTGGCCGCGCAATCTGCATTATCAGCTCCGGTGCCTCCCCTGCTGCGGGGCGCGCGGCCAGACGCCAGCCAAGCCAATGCAGTCAGGCCAAATGTGTCTTTTGGGGATATGCATTTTCACATTGATAATGCCGGAAAGGATTATGACGTACCAGCTCTTGCGCGTGCAATGAGTGCAGAACTCGAACGAATGGTTGGAAGGAGGATGATGTACAGTGGAATCTAATTATTTTTACTTTAATGGCCGGAGATCTACGGACTACGGGCTGTATCTGCTCAGCGCGCCCGATATCCCCTGGCCCGCCAGGCAGGCCGAACGCGTGGAAGTGCCGGGCCGCAACGGCTCGCTCCGAATCGGTTACGGCGCATATAAAAATGTATCCATCACGTACGACTGCTTTTTTGCAGGCAATCCGGCCCAGGCGTCCGAGATAGCGGGCTGGCTGTACAGCTCAGACAGTTATATCGAACTCAGGGATTCATATAACCCTGATGTGTTCCGGCTCGCCGTATTCGACGGGGGCGGGACCGTCCGAAATATCCTTAATCAGCTTGAGCGCGTGCAGATCACGTTTGACTGTAAGCCGCAGCTGTGGACAGACGCCGGGCAGCAGCCAATTAGCTACCTGATCCCTGCGGCGCCGTACGACTATTTTGATCTCCGCGAGATGGGCGAGCTATATAATCCGTATCCGTTTACGGCAACCCCGTTAATCCTCCTGGACGGCAGCGCAGATGTGACATTGACCGTCAGCAATGATTTGGGCGAGCAAACGCTTTTGTGCACGACGTCGTATTACACCACAGTCGATTGTGAGATGCATAACATGACCGGGGCATACCAAAGAGGCGATGTTGCTGCTAATCTTAATTCACAGCTCAGGATCAATACCGATTTCCCGGTGCTGGCACCCGGCCGGAATATCATCCGTTTGGCCCGCAAAGCCGCCGCAATCGCGCCCACTGACGCGCCTGCCGCCGGGCTGCAGATTATCCCGAGGTGGTGGCACTTATGAGCTATCCGATTTTGTATCAATCCGACGAGCGCAGCTTTGAGACAATGGGCCTGGGCGCGTTATCTGATGTCATATCGTGCATCGTCACCGAGGAGCGCAACGGTCCTTTTGAGTTGGAGATGAGCTATCCGGTTGGTGGTGACAAGTATGATTTGCTAGCTGTGGATCGCATTATTTTAGCACCGCCAAATGATACAGACCAGTGGCAGCCATTCCGCATTACATCAATTGCTCAATCAATGAATGGCGTAGCTAGAATTTTTGCAGAACACGTAAGCTATCAGCTTAACCACATTGGCGTTACTCCATTTAGCGCAAATAGGGCGTCTTATGCAATTAAAGCAATTGCTGTAAATTCAGTCGGTGAAAACCCATTTACCTTTTCGACGGATATCGCGAGTACGACACCGTACCGGCGGGACATGCCTACCACCGCGAGGCTGTGCCTAAGCGGCGAAGATGGATCGCTGGTACAGGTGTACGGCGGCGAGCTGCGATTTGACCGCTTTAACGTGCAACTGCTCGAGCGCAGGGGCATTGACCGGGACGCTGTGGTGGAGTATGGGAAGAACCTAACATCACTGGATCATGAGATCAGCATACAATCTTTGTTTGACAGTATCTATCCTTACTATTACGGCCCCGACACAACGCAGGAGGGGGACCCCCCGGATGTGTTGGTACAGCTACCCGAGCGCGTACTGGAGATTGGGACCCCGCACAGCTACCGCCGGACTAAGGTACTCGATCTGACAGCGGAGTTTGGCGGCACACCGACCGCTGCCGAGCTGTGGACACGGGCACGGGATTATCTGGTGGCCAACGGAGTAACTTTGCCGGATGTGACGATGGAAGTATCATTTGTCCCATTGTGGCAAACGTCTGAATATAAACACCTCGCGCCGCTAGAGCAGGTGAGACTGTGCGACACACTGACCGTGCGGCACCCGCAACTGGGCGTAGACGTGCGCGCTAAAGTGGTGAAAACCTCGTACGACGTGGTGACCGACCGGTACGCTGCTATTGATCTCGGGACGGCTACCCGGCGGCTTGACAACACCATATCGGACATTGTGGTGGCGATGCGAGACATACGCAGTATCGCATTGCACGCCAGCGTAGCGGTTAAAAAATTGAAGTAAGGAGGCGACGATATGCTAGTTGACCATAAGCTTATAATGGATTTAGCAACACATAATCCGACGCCAATTGTACACATCAAGCAGGGTGATGTCTGGGCCCACGCAATCGTGCTGACTGTCTACGAGGCGGGGGAGGCCTGGACCGGCGCCTGGCGGATCCCAGCGTCCGGAGAGACGGCGGAGGTAAACGCCGTGGTGCGGTACCGCAAGCCTGACGGATACTGCGGCACTTACGACAAAATGCCCAACGGCAGCCCAGCCGTCACGGCAAATGGCAACACGCTCACAATCGCACTGGCCCCGCAGCTGGCCGCTGTCCCCGGCATGGTGGACGTTGACATACAAATTAACGCACCCCAAACCGTTACAGTGACTTATACAAGAACGATTGCAATTTTTAACATTCGTTTAAATGTCGAAGCTCACCCAATGAACACACAGAACGTGGAGAGCAATAATTATGAGTGCACGACTCTCCAGGAAATCAACGGGGCTCTCGGCAAAACTGTACGCACCGTAAATGGCGTGACACCCGATAGCTCTGGAAACGTGTATGTGCCGGTTGGCGTGACAAACGTAAACGGGCAATCCGGCGCGGTAAACCTGCCCGTCAATGCGCTGGTGACGTGCACCTCTGCGGGGACCGCTGCAGTTAAAACTGTATCAGCAGTTGATGGTTTTATCCTCAGGCCCGGCGCGGTACTTGCCGTGAAATTTACAAAAACGAACACTGCTGAAAATCCACGCTTGAGCTACGGTGGGAACGAAATGCCGATTATCGACCGCATTACCGGGGCTCCCGTCGGCGCAAGTGATATTACGGTGGGCGTAAACCGGCTCATGTTGGGCCCCACCGGCTGGATCTTGCTGGACACACGGCAAACCGGGGGCGCCGTCATACCAGTGCCGGGAGACAAGGGCGAGGATGGCGGCTACTGGACGCCGAGTGTGGCCGATGACGGCACACTGACGTGGGCCCCTAGCAAGGACGGCATGGGTGATGCCCCGGCGGCCGTCAACATCAAGGGCCCCCGGGGCGACAAGGGAGACGCCGGGATACAGGGACCAGCTGGGCAGCCCGGCGCAACCGGGCCAGCGGGCCAGAAGGGTGACCCGGGCGAGCCTGGCAAAAATGGCATGACTCCAAATCTGCAAATCGGCACGGTGACCACACTGCCTGCCGGAAGTCCCGCCACGGCTGAGATTACCGGGACCGCCGCCAATCCCGTGCTCAGTTTTGGCTTGCCCCGAGGAGCTGACGCGACTGGCGGCAGTGCTGGCGTCACGACGATCAACGGACTTGACGGCGCAGTCAAATTGCCGGTGTCGGGGAGCTGCATCTGCAATTCCAACGCAGCTGACAAGCGGAAAGTGCTTACCGGCGTTACCGCCGGATTTGACCCGTCGGCTGATGGGGCTATACTGGCAGTGCAGTTTAAAAGCCCAGGTAATACAGCGAGCGGCCCCGAACTGCAGATCGGACAAACCGTGTACGCAATCCTGCACCCCGGCAATCTGACGCCACCGGCAGCATCTGCGTTGAAGAAATCAGTACACCACTTTTCCATGCGGGGCAGCACCCGCGCGGCTATCCTGCTTGATCCGTACGTAGCGCCAAGCACCGTCAACGTTGACGCCACCCTGACCCAAAGCGGACAGGCCGCGGATGCCAAAATCGTAGGATCCGCCCTAGCAACCCGTGTCCCCGCCGCACCGCTTGATTCGGACGCTGGCAAAGTTGCCACTGTTGGCTCAGACGGAATCCCCCGGTGGGAAACACTCCCCGCAGTAGGCTCATTATTCGGTCGATGCTCCACCGCAGCATGTGATGCTGCAAAAAAAGCAACTTACATTGATGGATCGGTTGCAGGCGGTACGATTATCACAGTGGAGTTTGTTAACGCCAACGAAGCCGAAAATCCGACTCTGACCGCCAATGGTGTAACCGGCGCGATAGTCGGACGGACGCTGGCCCCAATCAGCGCTACAAGCCTTACAGCCGGGGTGCACAGATTTGTATGCCTGAGCAATTACAATAAGTGGATGATGTTGGACGCGCCGGACGAGCTGGAGTATATAGGCGAGTATACGCTGGCAGAGGATGTCGGTGTGTGGGAAATCGCATCTGATTTAAGCGGGGCCCCACTGCAGCTGAAGAAGATGTATTTTGAGTTGCACATCCAGCCAGCGCAAGTCAACATTGATAATAATATTTCTAACACCCATGCACGGATGACCGTCCCCACCTGGGCAAACGCATACGGAGTAAATACGTGCGTGTCGGGTTATCCGATGCTGCGCAAAACGGCGTACAAAGAAAATCCTGGATGGGGCCAGCTGTGGGAAATCAGGACGCTGAATGGGCGTAACGTTGTATTTCGGCGCAGTAAAGGTGCCAGCTGCGCCGCAACTGTGTCCGCCGGAGAGGCGGCGGGGCCAGGCCATATCACAGGGCTTGGCCTAAGCTCTCTCGACCCCACTAAGGCACAGTTTGGAGCTGGCAGCACAGTAAAAATTTGGGGGGCGAAAATATGAGAGTTTGCAAAGACGGCGTTTGCCGAGATGCCACGCCGGAGGAGATGGCAGAAATGGAGGCGCTGGCGGCAGAAACGCCGCCCGAGCCCACCACGGAAGAAAAATTAGCCGCCATTTTGGCGGCCCTTGAAGGAGGATTGCAAAATGCCTGATATCTGCAAAGCCTTAGAGGCCATGGCCCGCCGGGCGGCCCGCGAGGCCCGCGCAGCTGCGCCCACAGCCCCGGCTGATGATGTGATCGCTGATATGGCCCTGCTGCAGGAGTGGCAGCCCGGCAAGTACGCGATTGGCGATGTGCGGGTGCATGCTGGCCAGCCCTGGCGCTGCTGCCAGGCCCACGATAGCTCCGGCAACGAGGCCTGGGCACCCGGACAAGCTCCGAGTTTGTGGGCACCCTACCATGCCACATCTGCCCGGTGGGCGCTCCCCTGGGTGGCTCCCACTGGTGCGCATGACTGCTACAATGCTGGGGAGTACATGCGTTGGACAGATGAGCAGATTTATCAGTGCAGGGCAGATGCCACTGTATGGGGGCCGGACGTGCTGCCGGGTGCCTGGGAGGTGGCCTAAAGATGTCAGATGCCGTAATCGTGGCCCTCCTCTCCTTGGCGGGAACGCTCCTGGGGTCTGGGCTGGGTGTAATTGCGTCCAGCCGACTCACGCAGTATCGCCTGGAGCAGCTGGAGCACAAAGTGCAGGCGCACAATAATCTGATAGAGAGAACCTACAAACTGGAAGGCGAAATGCTGGAGTGCCAGCACGACATCCGAGATTTAAAGGGTACAAAAAATTAATTTGGAGGAATAATTATGGATTTTGGAATCGCAAGCGTGGCAGGGATCACCGTAATCTGCTACTTGATCGGCCGAATCATCAAGGCTACAGGCCTGGATAATAAATGGATCCCCTGCATTGTGGGCACCGCCGGGGCGGCGCTGGGGGCCGTGGGGATGTACATCATGCCGGATTATCCCGCAGGAGATGTGCTGACATCCATCGCTGTGGGCATCGTATCGGGACTGGCGGCCACCGGCGTGGATCAGCTGGGCAAGCAACTGGGCAAGGGGGAATAAATCATGGTTACAAAATTTTTACTGGCCCTGGATGCTGGCCACGGACTTCCCACGCCTGGCCGCCGTATCCCTGCAAATCTGGATCCCAGCCAGCATCAGGAATGGTGGCTCAATCAGCGGATTTGCAACTATATCGCTGAGGCGGCGAAGCGGTACGAAGGCTTTGAGATTCTGCGGGTGGATGATGCCACTGGCGCGGAAGATGTGGGCATGTCGGTGCGCTGCCAGCGGGCCAACGCCGCTGGCGCTGATCTCTACTATAGTGCCCACCACAATGCTGGCATCAATGGGGGCCGTGGCGGCGGCGTAGTGGCCTTTTCGCTGGGCGAGGGCTCTACTGCCGCTGGCTGGCGGGACGCCTTGTATGCGGCCATTGTGGCCGCTGGAGGGCTAGCCGGGAACCGCTCCAGCCCTAAAACTACGGCGGACTTTTATGTGCTCCGCAACACGGCCATGCCCGCCGTGCTGATTGAGCACGGCTTTATGGATGCACCGGATGATGTGCCGGCTATTTTGAGGGAGGACTATGCAAAGGCTGTGGGCTACGCCGTTGCTGAGTGCATCGCCACCCGTGCTGGCCTGGCCAAAAAGGCACAGGCTGCAGCGCCCACCATCGCCCCGGGCTTGAGCCAGGGCGATGTAAAGGCTATGATCCAGTCCGCCATTGCAGAGGATCGTAAATCCCGCACCTTTGCCACTCTGGATAAAGTGCAGGATTGGGCGCGCCCCACGGTGGCCAAGCTGCTGGATAAGGGCGTCCTGCAGGGCGATGGGCAAGGGCTCAATCTGGACTATGATCTCCTGCGGACCCTGGTGATCCTGGACCGATTAGGCAAGCTGGATTAAGTCCAAAGCATAAAATTATCCCCCTCCTGGCAGTTTTCGGCTGCTGGGAGGGGGATTTTTTTGCATTATAGAATTAGATCTCTTGCCCATCCGGGAAGCGGAAATGGAATACGAATTCTGCCCCCAGGGCCGTAGCTATTTCTGATAATTCTTCCCGTGTCAGAGTGTTCCTCTTGATTTTTTGATTCAGATTCGATGGCGTTGTGCTGATACGCCGGGCCAATTCTGCCTGGCTGACTCCGGCATACGATAGTGCCATTTTGATCATCTGCTCTGTAGTCATAGCCATTCCTCCTTGCTCTATCAGTATATAGCATTTGGCGCACAGCGTCAAGCAAATTCTAAAAAAATTTAGAAAATATCAACAAAAGGCTTGACAACGTACAGCGCTTGCTGTATACTGTAGGTGTCAGGTGGGAAGCCCACCGACAAATCTAAGGCAGGAGGAAAGGACATGGATAGCGTGACCGCCAAGGAAATCAGCCGGTTGATCGACTGGCTGAAATCCAAAGAGGTGCCGGATGCAGACATCATTGACTGCATCCAGAATCTCGCAAAATAAAATAGGCTCCCCCGAGCCGACCAAAGCAAGGGGAGCCTAAACCACAGCCGGAGGCGGTGAGGACCTGCCACCAAGCCGCCTCCATTTTATCACAAATGGCAGAGGAAAATCAACTACAAAAATGGAGGAAATTACAATGAAGAAGATTATGGCTGCAACCATCAACCCCTGCGCCGAAACCATCGGCGAGTACCGCCTGACCGAATCCCACGAGGCCGAATTTGGTCACGAGTGGGATGGCAACGTCCGGGCCTACATCCTCAATGCCTCCGAAGATGAGGATGCTGCACGGGAGGCCATGGCCCGGGAGTACACCGGCGCCATCCACGATTTGCCCGCCGGCGCAATCGTGCTCACCGCTGAGGACGGCACTCCGCTGGAGTGCTACTGGGTAGAGAGCGAGATGCCCACTAGCTCCAGTATAAAAATCAAGGGCCTGCGCAAAGCCTGCGGTAATACCGCGAATTGGGGCCCGCGCTCCGGAGGGTACACAGAAATTTTTTATGACCGCAACAGCGGAGAAGTATGGACAGTGGATCAGATCTCTCTGGGGCACAACAGCTGGACCAGCTACCGTGACCCGGACATCATTAAAATCTGTGAGACAGAGCGCCATATGACCATGGCGGAGATCCGAGAGGCTATTGCGGAGGCTCTCCGGCAGAACGACAATGAGCGCTGAGAGTAAGGTAGCCGCCCTCTACATTAGAGTATCCACGCTGGACCAAGCCCGGGAGGGCTACTCCCTGGCCGCTCAGCAAGCGGCCTTAGAGGCCTGGGCCGCCACCCACAGCTACGCCACGCAACTGTATGCCGATGAGGGCATCAGTGGGAAGGATATCGGCCACCGGCCAGCCATGCGCCGGATGCTGGCGGACGTGGAGGCCGGCAAGATTGCTGTGGTGGCGGTGTGGGCGCTCTCCCGCCTGACTCGCAGTGTGGCCGACTTGTATGCCACATTGGAGCTGCTGGCGGCCCACCAAGTAGGGCTGGTAAGCCACACCGAGGGCTTTGACACTAGCACTCCCACAGGCCGGGCCATGATGGGCCTCCTTGGCGTTTTCGCCCAAATGGAGCGCGAGATCACGGCTGAGCGTGTACGGGCCGCCATGGCTGAGAGGGCGGCTCAGGGAAAGCGCACCTGCAGCTGCGTCCTGGGCTATGATCTGGATGGATCTGATAGCCTGGTGCCCAATCCCCAGGAGGCGGAGATCATCCGGTACATATACAGCAAATACTTAGAGCATAAGTCCCTCTCCGCCGTGGCCGAGCTATGCCAGATCAAGGGATACCACGGAAAGAGAGGGAGAGAGATGTGCGCCTGGAGCGTAAAGTTGATTCTCACGCGCCCGATCTATGCCGGATACAATAGCTGGCACGGGCAACTCATCCGGGGCCAGCACGAGGCCCTGATCGGTGTGAGCGATTTTAATCGGGTGCAACGATTGCTCGCCAAACCGGCTACTGGGCGCAGGGCTAAGTGTCGGCCCCGGGAGATTTCCGCAAAATGAAAGGCGCCCTCTCCTTCGCCGGGAGGGGGCGCTAGTTGACTTTTGAGAGGCTTTTTCTCAGTCTGGTTTCAAGTCGTGCCCCCGTGTGGGGCACAACTATAATACCTCAGCACCGGCAGAAATGCAAGGAAAATGATAGAGGGCTACCCTTCTAGGCGGCCCTCTATCGCAATATTTCCCGCTGGCCACCTTGATAGAGGGTGGCCGCTTTGATTTTAGCGCAACTGTTGATTGCAAACGAAAAATGTTGGGTGCAGATGAAGTGCAGGATGTATCCGGTCGCACTTGCTTGTAATTTGCTAGTTTTTCGCCTTATATGTAGTCGCATTTTGCTGCATTTTGAGGCTTAATTGTGCTCAAAAAGCAGAAAAATTCAAAAAAATTCGGCAGAATTTAAGGAAAAAGTTTTTAAATATGCCTTTTAAGCAATGGGTCTGGAGTTCGAATCTCCAGCGGGTCACCATAAAAGCAAAACGGTATAGATGCCACTGGCGAAAAGCCAGTGGCATCAACCGTTTCCGGGCTTTTTTCGCTCGGAAATTCACGAATGATTCCATAGATGCCAACCACTGTTTCCCCCTAACTGGTGGGATTCGAACCCCCTTTTTTCGGCGATTGGCAAATTCGGAACCATGTGGCGCCCTTTTTGAAGCGGTTATTTTCAAAAAGGGCGCTATTTTTCTATCAAAAGAATACACAAAGTTTGAGGCGTCAATTTGTTGGTCACGACGGGCCATCGAATTGGCGCCCTTTTTGTTTTCAGATAAATTCAAAAAGGGCACTGAATGTCAGGAGGTAGTAAATGAACCGAGAACAGTTTTTTCAGGAGCTTCGCACCGCTCTCCACCGTGAGGGATTCACTCCGCAGCCGGAACAGGATGAATTGCTTCCTGTGGAGTGGGATGGTCTCCCCCTTTGCCGGATCACAGCGGACGGAGGCGTTCGCTACTGGCAGGAGGATGTAGCGACACCGGAACGGGAACGAGCCTGTGAGCGAGCCACCGATCTGGCCTGCACCGTGCGGGAGTACATGACGCTGCTGGAACAGGCTCCGCTCCTGCAAGCCCAAAGTCTGACCGGTGACTACCGTCTGCTGGCTGACTTCAACGGAGCCGTGTTGGCTGCCCATCCCACCCGGCTTGGCGTCCAATTCGTCACATGGGACTGGAGCTTTGACCGCACAGGTCTCAACCAGGGCAATTACTTTCAGGAAAACTATGTAGGTGCCAAGCAGGACTTCGCCATCCGCGCCGGCCTCATTTCCAAACAGCAAATCTTCAATCAGGAACAGCTTATCGAAATCTACCGCTGCTGCTCCGACACCTTGGACGCTGGTTTTGACTTGACTGCTGAGCAGGAAAAGTGCATCCGGGGCGTTCAGGAGCAGATTGCCATTGCAGCTCCCGATGCTCTGGATCGCATAAGGGAGCAGGAGCAGCACCCCATGGAACCCTACAACCAGGAACCGATCATGTAATATTCAGGCGCCGGAGTTTTAGAAATAAGACTCCGGCGCTTTTTTGCTTTACTGAAAGGAGCACACCACCAATGACACGCTACTTCATGCGGGATACACCGCTGTGCCAGATGGAACAGCAGATGATGACCCCGCCCTATTTCAAGCCCAGGGGCCATGGCCGATACTATCCCAGTTTCAAATATAGCAGAGATGACATGGAGTGCCCATACTGCATGAACTTCAGACGAAAGCATCCCTGCCCTTTGGAGCAGTGCGTCTGTCTGGATGAACGGATCGTGGCCGGTGCGATTGACCTCAACGAGTTTGTCAGGGATTGCTTCTTCCCTGAAGCGGGAGTGCAGCTTCAGGCCCGCTTAGAGAGGAGTTTCAATGGCTGCTCCATTGGATTTTTCCTGAGCGATAGTCATCGGGAGCGTTGGCAGCACTGGCGTGCGCGTTGCTATCGAATGTCAGACCGTAATCTGGCCGCGCTGTTTCTCCTCACGGCGTATGAGGATATCTGGCGCAGGATGATCTGGAAGTTTGATGCCCGCGGATTTGACTTCCAGTCCGTCCAGCTTTCCGGCATCCAGCCGGAACTGTACAGTGTTTACCAGGCAGCCAAAGCCATCTCCACCGGCAGCCGCAATATCACTCTTGCCGATCTCGCATCCCCCGAATTGGTCACAGATGAGGCGTTCCACCTGATTGTCTGCGCTCTGCTTCTGGCCAAGTACGGAGATGCGATTTTGAATTTTGAAGGAAAGTAAGGTGATGCAATGTGATGATGGAAGCAGTTCTGAGCAACGCCGACCACCCGGAATACGGTGTTGCGACGATCCCTCTTCCCATTCCCAGAAATCAATACGACCACTGCGTTGCGCTGTTGGAGGCACTGGAGATCGGCGATGCCTCTGAAGCCGACTGCCGCTTGGACTCGCTCGATAGTGCTTGGCCCGTGCTGAATCGGCTGGTATGCACCAAAGTCAACCTTGATGAGTTGGACTATCTGGCAAAGCGGCTGGACAGCTTTACTGTGGGCGAGTTTTCGCAATTTCAGGCGATGGCTGAAAAGCTGAATCTCGCCAGCATGAAGGATCTCATCAATCTGACCTTTTGTTGTCAGCAGGCAACGGTGATTACGGACTTCACAAATTTAAAGGAGATTGGCCGTGACCACTACATGAACATCCACGGCGGCTGCGCAAGCATGGAAGAATTGGAGCAGTTGGACGGAGAGGAAACCGCCATTCTGCTGATTGAGGACAATGAGGGAACTGTCACCCGCTATGGGGTGGTCTATGACAACGGTATGCAGCTTTCACAGCTCTATGATGGGAAGCACCTGCCCTGCTATCACTATGAGGCCGATATGACTGCCGTCGGAATATCCCCCCGACAGGAACCGGAGAATAGCAAGAATGTCACCTGGGTCTACCTTCCCGCATCCAAAGGACAAATTGAGCGTGCCATGCAGCGTTCCGGCATTACCGAGCCAAAGGATATGCGTCTCTGGATAGCCGACAGCTCATTTCCGGAGGAAGTGGATGTAGCACTGGATTTCCGGTGCGATAACATCCACGAACTCAATGAGCTGGCGCTGGCTGTGGAGAAGTTTTCGATTCATGACCGCAAGAAGCTGGGGGCAGCAGTAAGCATGGCCAAGCCGGAAAACGCCAGCCAGATCCGCCGTCTGGCGGAAAACATGGATCTGTTTGAATTTGCCCCCGGTGCGCACACCCCCGCAGAGTACGGGAAATACATGATCCAGAAATCCGGCCATTTTGAGTATGACCCCAATCTGGACGAGTTTTATGACTACGAGCGGTATGGCCTGCAGCACATGGACTATCAGTCGGGCGTGTTTACCGACCGCGGCTATATCGCCTATGTCGGCACAGTAGATCTGGAGGAACTGATGGCGGAAGGCCCGGTGGATCAGTGCCAGCGGGAACAGGAGGTTCAGATGGGAGGAATGGCATGATCCAACTCTTTATGAGCCGCAGCGGGAGTTCTGTCATTGTCCCGCTCCGGTTTCCCGCATCTCAGAGCGCCATCACTGAAGCCTCCTGCCAGCTCGATGGGGCCAGCAGAGAAAGAAAAACAAAGATCGTTGAGATGAAAAGTGTGATCGCCAATCTGCCGTCGTACCTCGGCGGGTTTGATCCTGACTCCAGAACGCAGCTTGCACAACTAAATCGGCTCGCAAGCATCATTGCCAAAATGGACTCCCGCGAACGAAATATCTATGCCGGCGCCTTGGATGGCAACAGCATCAATGATCTGAACGATATGATTCGTGTGGCGGAACAGGTGTCGGACTACATCCTCATTCCCAATGTCAATTCAGATGTGACGCTTGGCCGCTATGTCGCTGTTGCCGGTCAGATTCAGGGTGACCCCAGATTCCCCGAAGCAGCCTGTCCCTATCTGGACTTCGCAAAAATCGGCGCAGAATACTATGCCGAGCATGGCGGCGCCTATACCTATGCGGGCTATGTGCTCCGCAAGCAGGATGATGAGCTTGTCAGAGAGAAAAAATCGAAGATCCAGCTTGACCTCTCCTCTTCCCAAGCACAAGTGAGTGTCTGCCTTCCGGCAACGAAGGAAGAATTGGAGCGAGTAAAAAGAACACTGGGAATCGATTGTTTTGCAGAGGCAGCAGTAACCAAGGTGTCGTTTTCCGTTCCCTATATGGACGAGCACATTCCCACTACAGGGGTCTGCGTGGAAGATGCAAACGAATTGGCTTGGGCCATTGAGGGGATGCAGTGTGAAGACGGTGAACTGCTGAAATATCTGTCGGTTCTTTCTGTGGAGCAGCCGGGGACTATGCAGGAGGCTCTCCGCTGTGCCATGAATCTGGATAACTACGAGCGCATCACGGAGGACACTTACGAATACGGGCAAACCGTCCTTCGGCGCATTGGTGCTGATGACGAGCTGATCGATACCATCGATGGGTATATGGATTTTGAGAAGCTGGGTGAGGACACTATGGCGGAGGAAGGAGTCCGGCGAACCGAGTTTGGCCTGATCCGCCGATGCAGCAGCCCCTTCGCTGAGGAAACCCAAGCGATGGAGATGGGAGGCCTTTCCTGATGCCCCGCGAAACCGATCTGCTCCGCGTAAAGCTGGTGGCGCACACCCTCCTCGATGTACAGATCCAGGAAACGGCCCTCTCCCCGGTAATCGTCAGCCACCCCTTCACATCCTCTGGAATTTCCGCACTTCGGAATGAGGATGGGAGCCTATCCATGGTCGACCTGATCAACAATTCGGATGACTGCACAAGGTGGCGCAGAAAGGTTGGCGAGCAGATCGACAGCGCCGAAAATGTCCATCAGATCTTCGTACTGCTCAACCCGCCCTATTATCTGACTTTTATCAAGTTTGCCGCCTCCGCTCTCTCGGAGAAGGATCTGGGGCAGCTCTTATCCACCGCCTAGACCCAGGAGGAATGCCCCAATCAGGACTGCAATGTGAGCAAACGAGAACTGGTGGCCTTGTTCCGATCCGTCTCTCCGGAGTCCCTGATGGATGAGGAGGAGCGTACCGCACACCAGGCGCTGGAGGATACGGTGACGGTCTATCGGGGCGTTACACCCTACAACGCCAAAAATATCAGGGCGCTGTCCTGGACACTGGATCGAAAAACAGCAGACTGGTTCGCCCACCGCTTCGGTGAGGATGGAACGGTGTATGAGGCGCAGATTCGGAAAGAACACATCCTGGCCCTGTTCACCGGCAGGAACGAAAGTGAGGTCATCGTAGACCCGTGGCGCCTGGAACAGATCATGGAGTCACCGGAGCCGGGATTTGATATGCAAATGACCTGAACGACATGATCCGATGATTGGGAGGAATGTAAATGAAGAAGAAAATCATGATCACAGTAGCATCTCTGGCAGCACTGGGAGCTGCTGTCGCCGGCTATCTCCACTTCTCCGGCAGGACGCCTTTTGGTCATAGCTATTTCCGCTGAGCTGTGGTATTGTTCCGCATGAGGAGGTGAAGCAAATGGCCATTTCTTTATCGGAACAGTTGGAGAGTGACATCAAAGAATATCTTCACAAGACTTTTGGGACATATTTCTCCAGCCTTGATGAAAGATTTGCCGCAGATATCAAGGAAAATGTCATCAGCGCATCGGATTTCCATCATGGATATTACAACGATGATGACATCTCCATCGCATTCCAGCGAGTAACTCTGGGTAGGATGGGACATCCTGACTGGCAAATTTACCATCCCTGTACGGATACGGAGGCTAATACCATGAAGCAGAATGTAAAAGTAAATACACCGATTCACATCAGGCCCGCTTCTCCCGAGGAAGCGGGCCTCTTCTATTCGGAACTCGATGAGACCGCCGACGAGAGACTGGGCACGGTCGGCCATGTCCGGATGGACTTTGGATCTTCCGGAAAAGGATTCTACCACACCTGGTGGCCCCACAACGATGACCAGTTCAACACCGAGGAATTCAAGGGTGAGCTTCAGGAAGTCGTGGATATGCTTCGGGCTGATGGGCCGCTCAAGGATCTGGCCTCGATGAGAAGCTACTGCTACCGGAATGGAGGTGAGATCACCGAGGACGGCCGGTGCTATGGCTATGTCGTGGACACCGAGCATTACCGCTACTGCCTCCGCTGCACCCCTTCTCCCGGCGACTATCAGGGCTACCTCTACTGCTACGACCTGCGCCAGCAGCAGATGGCCCGGCAGGCAAAGCCTGTGGGCCGGGTCACCTTCGCCGATGGCAGCCGGATGGACTACACCGACGTGCAGGAATATCTCCGGTGCATCCAGAAGGAACTGCCTCAGCATTCGGTCACGGGCTTCCGCTATGAGACGCTGACGGATGACCCGGTTGTTCGCAAGCAGGTGGACGATATCCTTTTCGACCTGTATGGCGAAGAAAATCCGCAATCCCTGACGGACTATGAAAATAGCTCTGGCCAGGGTATGAAGATGGGAGGAATGTAAATGTCTGTACCCAAAGAATGGTTGAGCTTTCTCCGAGAACAGTTTCCCGCAGGCTCAAGGATCAAGCTCAGAGAGATGAAAGACCCCTATGCCCCGCTGGAGCCGGGCAGTACGGGGACTCTGGACCACATCGACGACGCCGGGCAGTTCCACATGAAGTGGGACAATGGCAGAACCCTGGCGCTGACCATCGGAGAGGACAGCTTCTCTGTCCTGCCGCCCGAGCCCACCACGCTGAAGCTGTATATGCCTCTGACGGCGGACCTCTACACCCGCAACGAGTATGGGGAGATGGAGGATGACAGTACTCTGCTGGACGGAAGGATGCTGCGGTGCTATGAGGGTGAGATCCTCAGAGCTCTGATCAACAACCGGATGCCGGAAGAATCCGAGAGCGGCATCATGCACTGGTATGGCGAGGATGACAGCGTCAACCAGAAGGTCAAATCTGTCGTGTTCACCGTTGAGGATCGGAACGGCCAGCTCTGGGGTGTTGCCGAGTGCCGCGTGGTTGGCACCCTCACCCCGGAGGAACTGATCACCCTGAAAGAGTATATCTCCGGACAGGCGTCGGATGGCTGGGGCGAGGGCTTCGAACAGCGGGAGATCTGCGCCGGCGACGATGAGCTGTATGTCCATCTGTGGAGCGTGGAGGATGATTGGGACATCCAGACCGAGGCAGAACGCTTCGCGCCCAGAGTGGCGGAGGGGCTGCCGGAGATGTGCTTCTCGACTCTCAAGTCCACCGGTGACCTCATCTGTATCCGCCGGGGCGAGTCCGGCTACTACCCCTCCGATTGGGACACCGGCGACAAGGAGCAAAATGTGGAGCTGGCGGATAAGATGAATGAAAAGCTGGGAGTCAACCCCATCCAGCGCCAGGCTATGGAAGTGGGCAGTATGTGTGGCTGGGATGTCCCCGGTGCCGATCCCGCCAAATATGAGGAGGACTACAGGCCCCAAATGGGAGGGATGACCCTTGAATGAAGTGTTCCGTGTGGAGCTGTTCGGCGGAAAAACGGATCGGTGGTGCGATCTGGAGCTTCCGGCTACCTACTATGGCCTTTCGGACGCACTGGACAAGCTCCAAATGACATTGGGCGACAAGCCGAGGTGGGAATTCCTTGAACACCATGGTTTTCAGTTCCTCCATGTCCATCTGACCCATGAATGCGATCTGTATCAGCTCAATGCGCTGGCAACCTGCCTGGGACAGATGAACGGCAGAGAAAGAACGGCCTTCGAAGGGCTGTTCAACATGGAGGTGGCCAAAAAATACGGTCCCATCAGCGTTGCCACCATGATCGACCTGGCCTACAGCGCAGACTGCTGTCATGTGGTCAACGCCACGACGGACGAGCAGCTCGGCAGGTTCTATGCGGAGAACGATTTCATCCCTGCCCTGGAAAAAGTTCCGGATTCCATCTTCGAGTATCTTGACTTTGAGATGCTCGGAAGAAAAGCCAGGTTTGAGGAGGGCGGCGTTTTCGCAAGCGGCGGGTATGTCACGCAGCACACTGAGCTGAAGCAGGTATATGACAGCCTGGCCTTGATTCCCGAAGCGCCGGAATACGGCATCCGCCTGACGGTCGGCAGGTATCCCTTCCACTCCAATGAGCAGCCGGATAACATGATGTGCCTGGATCTGCCAGCCACGCAGGAACGGCTGGATGCCGTGCTGGAGGCTTGCGGAGGCGCCTCCTGGTCGGAAATGGTCTTCCAGGTGGAGGACAGCGCGATGCCTGCGCTTCTGGAAAACACGGACTGCGACGATATCCATGGACTGAACGAGTTGGCCAAATGCTTCAAGGAGCTGAGCACACAAGGAGAACTTTCCAAATTCAAGGCAGTTATCCTTGCGGCGGATTGTCACGATATCGCTGCCGCTGTCCAGATTGCGGAAAATCTGGATGACTACCTGCTCGAGCCTGATCAGCGAAACCCCGAGGAGGTGGCCATAGAGGAGCTTCGCTTCATTGTGGACGAGCATTCCCGGTCCATTCTGCAGAAGCACGTCGTCCTCTACAACTACGGTCAGGATGTCATGGCAGCACACAACGCTCTGCTGACCCCCTACGGGCTGGTTCAGCGCAGAGATGGCGAGCCGATCCGCAATGAAGAAACACAGGCAGAAAATGCCGGAATGGAGATGATGTGATGGCGAGTCGGCAAACCAGGCAACTCCTGGATCTTCTGGACGGTTTTGAAATGACCAAATCCCAACACGACTGGCTGGAACGGCGATTCGAGAACATGACGGTAAAAGAAAGCCTTCTGTTCCGCGGAGCAATGCAGATCGAGCAGCCGAGGATGACCTGCGATGTGATGCTGATTGCAAGTCAATTGGATCACTATGATCTGTTCTATGGGGCCGGGGATGATGTTCAGCTGGGCAAATTCATCATGGAACAGATCCAGCGCCCCTCTGATCAAGCGCGGGAGTTTCTTGACCCGGGGAAAGTGGGTGCGGCTTACCGCCAAAAGGGCGGAAACACTTTCTGCGACGGGCACTTTATCAAGGTCACCTCTTTAATCGATCCGTTTCTGGACAGTGACCCTTCGATGAATCCCGACAAAGGCGATTTTGCGATCCGGGTCAAGCTGGCCAGCCGAACCAACATGGACGGCGTGTGGGTGGGCTTCCCGGACACCGACGAGTACATAGACGCCGCCCATCCGGACGAGCTGCTTCTGGCGCTGGATGAGCTGGAAGCGGAGTCCCTGACCGAGTGCATCGCCATGGAGGTGGACTGTTGTCTGCCCCAACTGGAAGACATCCCCTCCCAGTATGACTCCGCCGCCCAGCTCATCCGCCATGCCATCGACTTTGGTTACATCTGGAGCGAGCAGGGACAAGGAGAACCCAGATGGTTGGATAAATTTATGGCGGTTATGGAGCTGGAGGATTGCCACCGCCTGGATTACGCCCTGGATTTAGCCCAAAATCTCCGCTGCTATCACTTCATGCCCCGTGATATGGATCTTGCCGATTACGGAAAAGAGTTGGCAATGCGGGATGGCATCTATCCCAAAGACGAACTGCTCGCCGCCTGCTTTGACGCTGAAGAATATGCCTGTTATAAAATGAAGCGCATGGGCCTGTCCGCCGCAGAACATGGGTTTGTATCCTGGAATGGCACGGAACTCAACTTTGAGTATAGCCAGCCGGATACCGGTCAGACCATGCAGATGTAGAATATCTTCCCCCGCTGGATGGAGGTGAACAGAGCAGCACAACAAACTTCATAACACCACAGGGGCCGTTACCCGAAAGGGACTGACGGCCCCTGCTTTTTTTGCGCTCTTTCCGGGTAACTGTCCCGGAAAGGAGTCTTCATGACGACGGACAACCCTATCGCCAAGCACCTGAAGGAGTATCACCGCGGAGAGCTGAGAGTCGTCCCCAGCCGTGAGCTGGAGGCCGCTTTTCAGATTCGCGGACCTGACCTTCGCCGCACGATCAACTGCCTGCGCGGGGATGGCATCCCCATTTGCAGCTCTGATTCCGGCTATTATTACGCCGACACCGAGGAGGAACTGCAGAGGACGATCCGGCAGCTCCGAAGCAGGATCAAGAAGATCGCCCATGCCGAGCGCGGCCTCACCAAAGCGTTGGAGCAATTTACCGACAGCGGCCAGATATCCCTCCCCCTGGAGGGAGGTGATACTGCTTGAAAAGCTTCATCCCCTGGGTGGGAGGCAAAAGCAAGCTGCTCTGGCTGATCCATAAGCTGTCCCCCTCGCGCTATTCCCGGTTTATCGATGTGTTCGGCGGCAGCGGGACAGTGACATTGAGCCGCCCGATCCAGCAGGGATGCATGGAGGTTTATAACGATTTCAACGGCGACCTGACCAATCTGTTCTGCTGTGTCAAAAACAGAACCATGGCGCTCCTTCTGGAGCTTGGCTTTCTGCCGCTGAACACCCGTGATGACTTCAATGTGCTGTATAAGTTTTTCTCCCGTGAGGAATTCACCGATGACTATCTGGACGAGGAGATGGAGCTGACCCAGCGGTATCTGGAACCGCCGGATGCCAAAACCATCCGAAGGATGATGCTGGAACGGGCGCCTCGCGGAGATGTGCGGCGAGCCGCCGACTATTTCAAGCTCATCCGGTACAGCTTCAGCGGCGGCGCAAAATCTTTCGCCGGAAAATCCTGCGACATCCGCCGCTTTTTCCATCTGGTCTGGGAGTGCTCCCGCAGGCTGGCTGAGGTGGTCATCGAGAACAAGGACTGCGTCGACCTCATCCGTCAATATGACCGGGAAGACGCATTCTTCTACTGTGACCCGCCTTACTACGATGCGGAGGACTGCTATGCGGTGGGCTTTCCCAAGGAAGGCCACCAGCGCCTCCACGATGCGCTTCTGGAGTGCCAGGGGTATGTGATGGTTTCCTACAACTACTGTCCCTTCATCGTGGATCTGTACAAGGAGTTTTACATCTTCTACACCACACGCCCCAACAGTATGTCCCAGAAGGCCGGAAGTGAATACGAGGAGATCGTCATCACCAACTATGATCCCCGTCTCTATAACTCCGCAAGGCATTGGCAGCTCAGCATTTTCAATCTGTCAGCCGCGGAGGAAGACGACGGGCGCTACACGCTGATCCATGAACCGAAAACAAAATCTGATAAAACGGAGGAATGAAGATGACCTTTATCAAGTACACCAACGACGGCAAGGCTGTCATTCAGCCGGCTGCCCTCACCCTGAGCGGCCTCGAGCGGGAGGAAACGCTGGAGATGCATACCTTGGAAAACGCCATTGTACTGCTCAAGCAGGAGATGGAGCCGGTGGAGAAAGCCGCCGCTATGATGGCGCTGATTCGTCTGGTCAACAGCCTGTGGGCGGATATGATGGCCGGATGGGAGAAGCAGGATGGTGATGCGGACCTGTGCGATGGCTGTTCTGGCTGCGATGAGGATATGCTGCCCATCCCTGCAGAGGCCTTTGCGGATGCCGGCATCCTGCACGACAACCTCCGTGTGGTCAGCGTGGACGGCGCTGTTCTGGTGGTATCCGATGACCGCAAGACCAAGTGGGCGGCCGAGCTGGACAAGAGCCTGGAACAGCTCGGCATCGACAGGGCCGGTTTCGAGAAGCTGGTCAAGGCAGTCATGGAGCTGGATGAGGACGAGGACGATGACTAAGGATCACGCCTACCTCTACCTCAGTTCCATCTCCGAGGCCAAACGGCAAAACGAGGTGGCTCTCTGGCGGGCAAGCCACTTGGAGAACATCGCCTGTAAGCAGGCCATCGAGGAGGCCATCCGCAGGGGTTTTGACGGGATGCACCTGAGTCACGACTGCGCCAGGGGCGTCATCGAGGACTTTGGCTTCAAGCGTGTGGGATGGGTGCTGGCCGCCACCATTCAGCTGAAACCGGAGGATGGGCGCTTCAGCCGCCGGAACAAGGAATGGGCCGCTGCGACCTTTATCCCCCGCAGCGACCGAAACTATGAGTTCATGGTGGAAAGTCACGCCGGTGTTCTGGACATCTTCGTAAATGAGTTTCGCGACGCCCAGGATGCGCTTGGGATGTTTGTGCGCTCCCACTGCGACGATATGACCGGGCAGGAGCTGGAGGGCAAGGTGCTGGTCATGAGTCCATTCACGCTGAAGGAGTCCTATTGGGCGCCGGAGAATCAGCTCTGGCTGGCGACCGGCGGCTTCGGCTGCGCCCCCAACGCCGCGGGCAGAGCGGTATACGCCACCTGCCTCGGTGACGGGGAGCGAACCCGGTGGAACCGGAGCGATTTCATCGGCATTCTCAAGGAAAAACATCTGCCCGACTGGGCAAGAGAAAGCCTGGAACAGATCCGGCGGGAAGATCCTGCCGAATCTGCCGGCATGACAACCCCATCCATGTGAGTGAAAGGAGCTTGATAACCATGGCAGCGACCAAAAAGAAACAGCAGGAAACCACCACGCCCCAGGTGGAGGCGCGGATCGACCGTCTGGTGGACGGAGATTTCAAGACAAAAGCTTTCGCCAGCGCCACCATCGGTGGGGCCTTTGCCGTCCACGGCATCCGGGTCATCGAGTCCGACAAGGGCCGTTTCATCTCCATGCCCCAGGACTCCTACAAGAAAAACGGTGAGACCAAGTACAACGACACCTTCCACGCCATCACCGCCGAAGCCCGGAACGCTCTGGTGGACGCCGTCAACGACGCCTACGAGCAGAAGCTCCAGGAGCAGCAGGAGCAGAAAGGCGACGCTCCCGACCAGGCCATGAGCCAGCAGATGTGAGCTGCTCGCCCTGAAGGGAGGTGATGTGATTTTGGTTCGCTTCACAATAGACAATCGAAACCGTCTGATCTTCTATGGCAACACGGTGGGCTATGTGAAGGATGACGCCGCTGTCGTAGACGAGATGTTCCAGACGGATGAGCTGTCCCGCTACCTGGCCCGGTTGAATCTGACGCCTCAGTGGAAGGAAGGCGTATTTGACCGCCTTGCAGCCGGAGAGGCGCCCGGCGAGGAGCTGGGGCAGCCGCAAAAAGGCTGCCGCATCTGGCAGCTCCGGAAAGGCGTGGATGTCACCATGCGCTTTATCGGATATGAGGATCTGATTCAGCGGTTCGGAGAACCGGACGCAGACAATTATACGCAGGTCTTTGACGGCGATCTGGGTACCAACGATTTGGAGCAGATCTACGCCATCTGCCGGGACAGCCCGCCTCCCGAGTATCAGGGCTACCGGATGGCTCTGTCCGATGTGGTGGAGCTGTACGATGATTCCGGCAGCGAGTTCTTCTACTGCGACCGCGTGGGATTCCGTCCCATCCAGTTCAACCAGCATCAGGAGCAGAACGAATGCCACGAAATGACCATGTAG